GCGCGGCATGGTCGGCCTTGCCATGCGCAACGACCCGATCATCAACGTGCCAGACAAGCTCGAGCCAATGATCGCCGCAACGACGTCCGACGCGACCCCGATCAACGTGATGATCGACGAGATCATCCGCGAGGTTCTGTCGCTCGGGCGCTACGGCATGCTCCTCGACTTCCCTGAATTCGCAACAGTCGCCGACGTTCCATACATCACGACCTACATGGCCGAGGATATTGTCAATTGGAAGCAGGAGATCGTCGCCGGACGCAAGGCTCTGACGATGGTCTTCCTCAAGGACGAAGTAGAGGTCGACGAAACAACGGGCGACGAGACGACCTGCTACATCGAGTGCTCACTGGTCGATGGTGTTTACACAGTGTCAAGGTGGAAGGACGCGAAGGAGGGCATGATCAAGATCGACGAGGTCGTTCCGCGCGTGAAGGGCAAGTCGCTCGGCTACATCCCCTTCGTGTTCGTCAACCCGTACGACAACCGACCGACGGTCGAGAAGCCTCCGTTCCTCGATCTGGTCAACGTCAATATGGCGCACTATCGCAATTCTGCCGACTATGAGCACGCGCTCTTCTACACGGCGCAACCGACCCCGTGGTTTTCTGGCACCGTGACCGACGAGATGCGACCACGCACGATCGGGCCTTCGACGATCTGGGCGCTCGGTCCAGACGGTAAGGCAGGGATGCTCGAGTTCTCTGGCGCTGGCATAGCGGCGCAGCGGCAAGCCATGGAAGACAAGGAGGGCAACATGGCGGCGCTGGGCGCTCGCATGATCGCCGAGTTCATGAACCGCAACGAGAGCACCGACACTGCACGTATGCGCGGGCGCTCCGAGACGTCTCTGATGCTCTCGGTCGTCAACATGGCGGAGCACGCTCTCAATCGTCTGTTCTATTGGGCGGCGGACTGGACAGGCGCAGACCCGAGCAAGGTCGACATCAAGCTGAACAAGGACTTTTACGACAGTCGCATGGCTGCCGGTGACTTGTCCGAGCTGGTCAAGGCATGGCAGGCGGGCGCTATCTCGCGCACGACCCTGCACGAGAACCTCCAGCGTGGCGAGATCGTCGACGGCAAGCGCACGATCGAGGCGGAGGTCGACGAGATCATGACCGACGAGGTCAACCTGCTCGACGCACCCGACCCGCTCGACGTAGCGGAGCCGGACGAGATCGACAACCCTACGAACGATTCGATCACCCCTGAAATCGAGGAGGACTAACCTGTGGAGCTATTTTTCGCGGTCATAATGATGTGCTGGGCATCGGGCTCGCCGGAGTGCTATGGCATGGCGCTGATTCCACCCCGTCCTCTGGTGTATTGCGAGATCGCCGCGCCGGTGGCGGAGGAGGAAGCCTTGAAGCAGGAGCCTGTCCTGCGTCGGATCGAGAAGTGGGGCGAGCCTACCTCCGTCGAGACCAAGTGCATGACGCACGCGGAAGCGAAGGAATCCCTGAACGACCCGCGCACAAAATAGGCTCGCTTTCCATCCTGCGGAAGCCGAGGCTATTGCCAAAAGCGACCAGTAGTCTACAGTCAACCTTTCGGCGGCGTCCTTGCGGGCGTCGCCGTTTCCATCTCAATCTCACACAGGAGCGTTTACACGCCATGGAACAGTACGGACCACAAGAGAAAATATGTGCGCGAACCCACGCGGAAAAATACAGAGCACCGGGCGAGACCTTCATGGACTTCGTCTACCGGTTCTCCGGGGCAACGTCCGACGACGAGAACCACCGCCTCGCCATGAAGTCGATCATCGCCAACCAGCGCTATCTCCCCGCAGGACGCTCACAGAGAGCCGTGGGCGGAGTCCACGCCGTGACTGCGGTCAACTGCTTCGTCTCTGGGACAATCGAGGACAGTACGGACGGAATCTTCGACCGCCTCAAGGAGGCGTTCAAGACCATGCGCATGGGCGGCGGGATCGGCTACGACTTCTCCACCATCCGCTACCGTGGCGCGATGATCAAGTCGCAGGGGCAACCGGCCTCTGGCGCGGTCTCGTTCATGGGTCCATATGATGCAATGTGCAAGACGGTCGCCTCTGCAGGCAATCGTCGGGGCGCTATGATGGCAGTCCTCCGCTCGGATCACCCGGACATTGAGGAGTTCGTGCGCATCAAGTCTGATCTGTCGAAGCTGACAGGGTTCAACATCTCCGTCGGCGTGCTCGACAGTCTCATGGCAGCGGTGAAGAAGGGCGGAGCCACCGACCTCCTGTTCGAGGGCAAGTCGGTCTCTACGGTCGACGCTCGGGCGCTCTGGGACTTGATCATGCGGACGACGTGGGACTACGCCGAACCGGGCGTCCTGTTCCTCGACACGATCAACCGGATGAACAATCTCTACTATTGCGAGCATATCGCAGCGACTAACCCGTGTGGCGAGCAACCCCTGCCGCCTTACGGCGCGTGTTTGCTCGGATCGCATAACGCGGTCAAGTACGTCAAGCGCTCGGGCGGCAAGACGAACATCGACTACGAGCAACTGATGGCTGACATCCCGAACGTGATACGGGCGACCGACAACATCATCGACCTGACGCAATACCCGCTCGAGCAGCAACAGCTCGAGCAACAGAACAAGCGGCGCATGGGGATCGGTTTCGCTGGCTTGGCGAACGCGATCGAAGCCTGCGGGCATCCGTACGCCTCTGAGGCGTACATCCGCACGCAAAACAAGATGATGAAGACGCTCATGAACGAAGCCTACCGGGCGTCGGCGCTCCTCGCGAAGGAGAAGGGCTCGTTCCCGCTCTTCGACAAGGAGAAATACCTCGACGGCAACTTCGTCAAGCAACTCGATCCCAAAGTGCGGGACCTTATCTCACAATATGGGATACGGAACTCACATTTGACCTCGATGGCACCGACAGGGACGATCGCGTTCTCTGCCGACAACATCTCGGGCGGGATCGAGCCGGTGTTCGCTCTCGAGCAGGACCGGATCATGAACATGCCAGAGGGTCCGATCAAGGTTCGCGTCAAGGACTACGGCTGGCGCGAGTTCGGCGTCAAAGCCAAGTGCGCCGACGAGCTCACACCCATGGAACACGTCTCTGTTCTGGTCGCCGCTCAAAAATATGTGGACAGTGCGGTCTCAAAGACGTGTAATATCGGCGACGACGCAACTTTCGAGGAGTTCAAGAAGGTGTACATGGCCGCATATGACGGCGGAGCGAAGGGCTGCACGACATTCCGGGCAGCTGGCAAGCGATTCGGCATCCTGACGAAGGTCGAGCAACCTGCAGACGAGCCTCAAGGCGAATCCTGCACGTTCGACCCGCAGACCGGCGCTCGCTCCTGTTCCGATTAGGTGCAACTCGCGCAACACTGGCAGACGGTGCCGTCCGAGAAGTGGGTCGTGACTCACAACCTCGGGCGGATACCGATCGTCCAGATACTCGACGCAGGGAATTGTGTCGTGATCCCGGCCGTGGTAAATATAACCACGTCGACCATTGAGGTCGAGTTCAACGAACCGACAACCGGCTCGGTTCAAATGATATAGGAGACGCTCATGGTTGCGAAAAAAGTGCTCGTCGATCTGGACTTCCTGAACGGCTCCAAGCCGATCAACGTCCCGACCCCTGTGGACCCCGGCGACGCGGTCCCGAAATCGTATGTCGACGCACTGTCCTCGACATCGTTCGCCGCTAACATCGGCGACGGCGTCCTGACGGTGATTCCTGTCGCTCACCTGCTCAACTCGCTCGACGTGATTGTCCATGTCTACGACACGGTGAGCCTCGACGACGTGATCTGCAACGTGGTCCGGGTCGATGCTGACAACATCAACCTCGAGTTCAACGTGGCACCGGCGCTCGACGAGTACCGTGTCGTCGTCAAGAGCTGATGCGGAGCCTAGTCGACATCGAGAAGGACTCGCAGTCGGCTTTCAATCTGGTGTTACAGTCGACGGGAGCAGCTCCCGTCGGCCTACCCTCCAACGCTGTAGCGTTTGACACGACAGACGACACCCTCTACTACTGGAGGGGCGTGCAACTCCGCTACATCAAGTTCAAGTCGAAAGCCGTATAAATGGCATCCGTCAATGACAAGCTCCTGAACGAAGCCGTGCGACAGCAGATCAACTGGCTGCGCAAGGGTAACGCCTCTGTGAAGGACATGCTCGCGCTACTCAACGGCGCAGACAAGGAGCTCGCGAAGCTCCTGCTCAAGTCTGGCACCGAGCTCTCGGTCGCCAAGCGTCAAGCCGTGCGCAGGGAGGTGAACGCCATCCTGTCACAGGTCCACGGGGCGATCGGCACCGAGATCAACAAGGACGTTCTCGAGACTGCCGTGGCCTCGGCCGACATCGAAGTCGGCACGCTGCAGCAAACTATCCCGAAGGACGTCACGCTCTCCCTCTCGACCCCGAACGCCGGTGTGATCGCGACGTCGCTCCGCAGGGTCCCAATGAACGGCCTGCAGCTCAAGGACTGGCTTGACCAGCTCAAGCGGTCAGACCTCACCCGTACGTGGCGCACGATCAACGAGATGATGGTCGCAGGCGAGACGACAGACTCGATCGTTCGACGTCTGATCGGCACGAAGGGGCTGCGCTACAAGGACGGCGTCAGGCAGGCGTCGCGCAACGGCGTCGCCATGTTCTCACGTACAGCGATCAACTACGCGGCGAATCTCGGCAGGCAATCGGCATGGACCGCGAACGCGGACATCATGAAGGGCGTCCGCTGGGTCGCTACGCTTGACACTCGCACGACACCGATCTGCAGGGATCGCGACGGGAAGATATTCCCGATCAACGATGGACCCCGGCCACCGGCGCACCCGAATTGCAGGTCGACGACAGTGGCGGTCACGAAATCATTCAAGGAGCTCGGCATAGACATCGACGAGGTCTCTCCCGGCACGCGCGCGAGTATGAACGGGCAGGTGCCAGCGAACCAGACATATTACGAGTGGCTGGCTACACAGTCGGCATCGACGCAGAAGGACGTCCTCGGGGCGGTGCGATACGACCTGTGGAAGAAGGGCGGAGTCAGTCCTGACAAGTTCGTGAACGATTCCGGCAAGGTTCTGACACTGGCAGAGCTCAAGAAGCTCTCACCCTCGGCGTTCAAGAAGACCGGCGCGGAAGCGGCACCCCTGTCACCGACTACGCCGGTCGCCGCTCCGAAGCCTGTCACACCGGCACCGCTACCGAAGTCTGACTCCCCGTTCTTGGCTATCGACACTCCGGTCGCGCAAGCGAAGCCGGTCGCCGATCTCGGCGGAGCCACGACCGAGCTCAAGGTGCTCGAGTATAGCGGCGACGCTCTGTCGGACATCCAGAAAACGACGTTCCTCGAGGTCTCCTCGGTCATGGACGAGCTCGGCGGCTACAAGATACTCGAGAAGCTCCCCATCAAGGCTCTGCTCGGCCTCGCCGACAAGGACAAACTGAACTCGCTCTTGAACACGATGCTGAACACCGCGAACAAGGCGGTGAACGTGGAGCTCCTCGGCAAGGACGCGGCCTACGCGAAAAAGCTCAAGGACACGGTGAAGGGCGACATCAAGAACCTGAATCTGTTTATCAAGTCTCTCCCAAAGCAGGTGGACACGTTCAAGGCTAACCTCGAGAAGGTCCAGATATTCAAGAACAACGCAGCGCACATGGTCCCGAAGGACACTCCCGGCTATGATCTGATCCTCCAGAAGATCGCAGCGATCAACCCGTCGCAGGTGGCGAAGCAGCAAGTGGTCGTCGACAACCTGCAGAAGACGTTCACCGACTTCTACAAGGAAGGCAAGGCAGACTGGACAGGGACGCTCCTGACCAAGGAAGAACTCGCGGCGGCGAAGGCCAAGACCGCAGCGGCCTCGGCAGCGCAGACGATCCAGATCAAGGTCCCTGACGGTATCGTGTACCCGACGAAAATACAGGCGTCGCAAAACCTGAACGCGTTCCAGAAGTCGGACTTCATACAGATGAAGGACGTCGTCGAGCAGTTCTTCGACATCGACAACCTTGATCTTCTCCCTGCTAAGTCGGCGATGTCGGCGGAGCAGAACTCGAACGTGTTCAAGACAATCGAGACCATGATCACGAAATTCGCCGCTTACGCTGACCTGAAGGCCAACAAGGCGACGCTCACAGAGCTGACCGAAGCGGCGAACGCAGCGAAGGGCGCGTCGAACTTCGCCGAGATGGTGATCAAGAAGGTCTCCGCAGACGTGAAGCAGAAGGCGTTGACAACCTTCTCCGCGAAGGGCAAGGCTGGCTGGATACAGCACAACACGCTCAACATCCTCGAATCGGTTCAAGAGAAGCTCCCGGCTGGTATGGACGACCTCCTGAACGCTCTCCCCGAGAGCGTAGACGTGGGCCATGCGAACAAGATCAACAAGAACCTGAACGACATCGTCGACTACATCACGAAGGGAACAGTCGACAATGATATTCTCTTGAACAAGTATAAGAAGCTGCAGGTCAATCAGCTCACGATTATCAAGGAAGCGCACCAGAAGGCGAGCATCACTGCCGCGCAAGCCACCGGTGCTGATAGCTTGTCATATACCGAGCTCAAGAACGCGATCGCTGGCAACGGCTACGAACGACCCGGCGTGGACAATCCCGGCTTCGTGAACGTCCCTGAAGAGATCAAGAACATCGTCGGCAACAAGATCAAGGCCATCGACGCCGACAAGACGCTCCAAAAGAGCGACGCATACCAGAGCTCGCTCCTGAACGCGTTTAATGACTTCAAGACGGCGGTCGACAAGGGGCAGGAGGCAACCAACGCTCTCGACCTGTTTACACGCACTGTTGACGACCTGACAGACAACCAGCGGCGTTACGCGGGCATTACATTGCGCACGCGTTCGTATGTTCGTCTCCCTATCTCACCAGACACGCAGGCTGCCGAAGACGTGTTGACGAAGAGCGGCCTCGTTGACGAGAACTCCCTGAAGGAAGCGCACCGCACCTTCGTCAACAACTTCGAGCGCGGTCTCAAGGTCCCGAACATCGACAAGATTCAGGAGCTCGCCTCAACTGAGCTGTTTACTGTTTCTAAATACACGTCGAGCTACTATGCCAAGCTCAACGACTATTTACGCGGCGGCAAGCAGTACAGGATCGCGGCCGATCAGAAGGAGACCTACGACGCGTTCACGGAAGTCCTCAACAAGACGCTGGACAAGCTCGACACGTACAGCGGGATGGTCTTCCGGGGAGTCCGGGATGGCGATGGCTCGATCCTGAAGAAGTACAAGGACGCGTTCGCGGCTGGCGAGATCGTCACAGAGAAGGCGTTCACATCGACGTCGGCAAGTCCGGGCAAGGCGTTCGGCGCGAACATACGGATGCACATCAGGTCGAAGAACGGCAAGCACATCCAGATCGCGTCGCATCATGCCAACGAAGCGGAGGTGCTGTTGAAGGCTGGGACGAAGCTGCGCATCGTCGGCATGACCGACAAGGGCAACGATTCATGGATCATCGAATTCGAGGAGGTTTAAGGCATGGCATTGAGCGCAAAAGACAAGGCAGAAATCGCACTGCTTAACAAGAACCGGCCGCAGTGGGCGAAGGACGCAGAGGCGGACTACGACCTGCGTGTGGCAAGCGGTACGATGACAATGGTCGGCAAGCGCGAGAACAAGAAGTTCACGCAGTTCGCACCGGGCATAGATTCAGGAGACGTCGAATCATGAGAATCGCAAGACTGCACAGCATATGGGGCTCGGTCGAGTGGCGGCTCACGAAGCAAGGCATCGAGGTCGATGGTCAGATACCGCGAACGCGTGGCTACCCGGCAACTGTGTCGCGTATCTGGAAGGACTACAAGGTCGAGATTCTGGGCGCGGCGCAGGAGTTCAACGTACCCGTCGAGCTGATCATCGCGACGATCGCCACCGAGAGCGGAGGTAATGCAAGTGCATTGCGCAAGGAACCCGGCTACAAGTCCGACCGCTCAACGCCGCACCGCATATCTGCGGGGCTGATGCAGACACTAATCTCGACCGCTCGTATGTGGCGCAGCGACATCGTCCGAGCGGACCTGTTGCAACCTGCAGGCTCGATCTATGCCGGGACGTCCTACATCGCGTTCCAGCGAAAGCACACCTCCTTCGACCCTCCTCTGGTCGCGGCTGCCTACAACGCCGGTGGCGTGTACAAGCAGACCGGCGCGTCGAACAGGTGGAAGACCCGGCAGTACCCGATCGGCACCGGCAAGCACGCCGACAGGTTCGTCCAGTGGTACAACGACGTCTTCGCACTGTTCGAGCTTGAAGGCTACGCTCACGCAGCGCCGTCGCAGTACGTCGACATGCGGGGCTCGGGTCGGGCGACAGATCGCGCCAAGGTCGAGAAGGACCTGACAGGCAAGTCCCGCACGATCGAGGGAGCAAAGAGCTCGACGTTCTGGGCGAAGCTGCAGGCGTTCTTCGGAGCGATCTTCGGAGTCCCGGCGGCTGGTGCGACGGTCATCGACATCGTGACCGACACCAAGCAGAAGACGCAGACGATCGGCACCACGTTCGGCCTCGACAACAACCTGATCTTCGCAGTGCTCGGCGCAGTCGCTATCGGCACGGCGATCATGATCTGGTACAACAACCGGAAGGTCGTCAAGGCGAGGGTCGAGGATTCGATCTCTGGCAAGAATGTCGATCTCTGACGTCCTAAAGTACGTGGCGGTCGTGGCGATAATCCTGCTTATCAACGAGCTGTTAACCATGTTCGTATGATCGCCTTGCGATCGGCGGCGGCTTGTGCTTGCCTGATCGGACAAACACAAACAAGGAAAACAGACATGAGCCGCCAACAACCAGCCACCCGCGAAGAAGTCATCGCCAAGTACGTCGGCGAGAAGGTATCGTTCGAGCATTGGGCTCGCGAGGTTCTCGATCGTCGCACATGGAACGGCGTCCGCCACATCAAGATCACGCGCTCCACCTGCCGTCTGGTCGACGGTGTTCCAGTGGTTCGCTATCGTGGCGACGACTATGAGCTGAAGGCGACTCGCGTCAACCTTGACGACGACAGATTCATCGTGGCTTTGGCCTCAATCAAGTAAGGAGTAAACGACATGAACATCAACATCACCCGCACCACAGGCGACGACGATCGCGCAATCTTCACCGTCCAGATCGGACCGCTCGGACACGTCTGCAGCACGACCTACAAGTTCTTCGAGAGCGACTTACAGGACGAGGGCACGACGTACGATCTCGCGTCGGCGTTCGCAGACGGAGCCTACTCGGCACTGGCCACCGCGTCCGGCTTGGCGCAGCGCTTCATCGACCCTGACCGCGTAACCTTTACAGCGGAGGACGTGTAAATATTAACCATATAGCAACGGGGGCGTTTACACGTTCCCGTTTTTCGCTATGGTCATCACATCGAAACAAACACAAGGAAACGACGACATGACCTTCTCCAACTGGCTCAACACCCTGATCACCGAAAAAGGCATCGACCTCGAGCAGGGCTTCGAAGTCGAGGGCGCAAGCGGCACGAACCACATGAGCTACGGCATTGTCGTCGCGGCCATCAAGGGCGCACCGAAGCACGAGCAGGCTGGCATCAAGACGACGATCGTCAAGATCGACTTCCACAACGGCGACGTCCGTCACTTCCTCCGCCACCTCGCGCAAGCGATCGCAATCTAATCTCAACCGGGCGGCGGCAACGTCGCCCTTAACTACCACAAGGAAACGAAGACATGACATGCTTTTACGAAGAATACTTCGACGGCGATCAGGCAGCCGAGAACGCCGACTACGAGCTCAACGCTCAATACGACAGCGTCCGCGAAGCGTATGCCTCCTCCGAGCTCGACCCTTATCAGGAAGGCCACTGCAACCATTGCTTCGAAGCGATGGACGCAGGCGAGGAGCCTCTCTCCTTCGAGGAGTGGAAGAAGTCCCTGACCGAGCGCACCGCGTGGGAACCGGCCGACGACGAAGACCTCCCCTTCTGATCTGTTAACCAATTTATTGACACCCTGCGCAAATTACGGGCTAGACTTAACGGTCTGGTCCGTTCATCATTTGGGCTGTTCAGAACGGCTCGGAGGTACTTTCGGAATGGCGACACAACGCAAGCAACGTAAAGCAGAGCGCGAATTCCGACCAGACCCCTTAAAGCCAATGAACGCCGCACAGGCGCATATGATCAACGCGATGCAGACGAGCAGCTCTGTGATCGCCGTCGGGCCTGCTGGCACCGGCAAGACCTACATAGCCGCAGCGTGGGCGGCCGAGCAGCTGTTCAATATCAAGACCTCCCGGATTGTCCTCTGTCGGCCTACCGTCGGCGTCGGGCGCTCTCTGGGCTTCCTACCGGGTCGCCTCGGGCAGAAGCTCGACCCGTGGGCGCGTCCTCTGGTCGACGTCTTCAAACAGACGCTCTCGGCGAAGCGCTACGAGCAAGCGCTGCGGGAGGAGCGGATCGAGGTCGGCTCGATCGAGCATGTACGCGGCCTGACCTTCGAGGACTCGATCGTGATCATCGACGAGGCGCAGAACACAACACCCGGCGAGCTCAAGGCTCTGACAACCCGGATCGGCGAGGACTCGACGATCATCGTATGCGGCGACACTTCGCAGACCGACCTACCCGGCGAGTCCGGTCTCGCTTGGTTACTCCGAGCGCACTCTCGCGGATGGCTGCCGTCGAGCTTCCTGTGCAAGTTCGCGATGGCCGACATCGTCCGCTCGGGCCTGTGCCGCGAGTTCGCGGAAGCCTTCGAGCAACTGGAAGACGAGCAGAAGTCGATCCGCTCGGCTATTGACTGTTAACCATAAAATTGGCTATGGTGCGTTTACACGAGCAGAGATGATCTCCGCTCAATAAAACAATCCGCAAATCGGTCGACCGGACGTCGCCGCTGCGGACATCATGGGAGTGCCAAGAATGGCCGATCCTCAAGCTACCCCGACACCTGCACCCGAATCTAGTCCTCCTCCCGAGACTGCAGCCTTCGATCCAAACAACCCTGACGTACAGGAATGGTTCAAGTCGCAGACTCAAGGACTGGTCTCAAACAAGGAAGAGATTCTCAAGGAGAAGAAGGCTCTCGAGGACAACCTCAAGCAGCTGAAATCTCAATGGGGCGATCTCGACCCTAAAGTCGTCCAGAACCTTGTCGCAAGGATGCAGAACGACGAAGAGACCAAGATGATCGCGGAAGGGAAATTCGACGAGGTGATCAACAAGCGTGTTGAAGCCTATCAGAAGGACCACGACGCGAAGCTGACCGCATCGCAGACCAAGTTCGAGGAAGAATCCTCGAAGCGTACGGCCCTCGAGAACAAGATCGCAGACCTGACCATCGCTGGGATGGTTCGCGACGCTGCCTCGAAACAGGGTCTCACACCTACTGCGGTGGAAGACGCCATATTCCGGGCGAAGACCACGTTCCAGCTGAACGAGAATTACGAGCCTGTCGCTCGCAACTCTGACGGCACGCTCCTCGTGGGCAAGGACGCCAAGTCGCCGCTCTCGGTCGTCGAATGGTTGGACGGTATGAAGGAGAAGGCTCCGCACTGGTTCGAAGGTCCGTCAGGTGGCGGAACACAGAGCCCGCAGGGTCGACGTCAGGGAGCTTTTACAATTACCTCGAGCGAAGCAGAGAATCACCAGCTTTGGAAGGCTCGCAAAGCCGAAGCCGAAAAAGCAGGTCAGGAGTTGCAAGTCGTTCCCGGTTAATGTATGGTTAACGGCGTCACCGATAAGCGCACGACGCTGTAAGGTGACTTTTCATCGCGCGCGTCGTGCGCACAACTTAGGAGGCTCAAAAAGCCATGTCTAACACTCTCGGTAACTATAACCCGCAGTTCTACGCGAACAGCGCTCTCGAGGTGCTCTACAAGCAACTCGGCATGGCTGCACGCGTCCACCGTTCTCTCGAAGGCGAGCGCAACAGCGCTGGCAACGAGAAGGGCTCGATTGTCAATACCAAGCGTCCAGTGACCTTCACTGCAGCGCAGCACGTCGCCAATACCGGCACCACTGCACAGGACGTCGGCGGCCAGAACGTCGCCATCACCCTCGACCAGCACTACGAAGTCAAATTCGCAGTGACAGACGTCGAGCTGGCTTACGCCTCGGAGAAGCTGATCAATGATCACATCGCTCCGGCAGCTGCAGCCATCGCCGACAACGTCGACCTTGCTCTGCACGGCCTCGGCGCTAAGGTCGGACCGAAGGCGACCCTGACGGGCGCAGTCGACACCGGCTTCATCACCGAGCCTCGCAAGGTGCTTCGTGGTAACAAGGTCCCAATGGACCGCGTTTACTACGGCATCGACACGGGCCTCGAGCAGGCGTTCCTTGAGCTGGAAATCTTCCACGCTGCACGGATCGCAGGCGACGGCGAGAACCGCAGCGCCCTGATGCAGGGTTCTCTCGGCACTCGCTTCGGTGTTGAAACCTTCGTTTCGCAGAACGCCGACATCACGAACGCCGCCATGACTTCAACCGGCACCGCGTCTGACGGTTCCGGCGACGAAGCTGGTGCGGTCAACCTCGTGGCTGGCTACGCGATCAACGACGCGACCATCCTGATCGACGCTATGGGTACGATCGAAACCGTCGAGATTGGTGATACCTTCACCCTCGCAGGCGACGACACGACCTACATCCTGACGGCGAATACCACCTTCTCCGGTGGCGCAGGTTCGATCTCGTTCTATCCCGGCCTCCGCAAGGCGGTCGCGAACGACGTGGTCATCACCTTCGACAACCTGTCGGCTACACAGGAAGCCGCGCATTACCAGAACCTCATGTTCCACCAGAACGCGTTCGCTCTGGTATTCGCTCCCCTTCCTTCCACAGGCGACGGCAAGGGCGCAGTGATCTCCACTGCACGCGACCCGATCACCGGTATGAGCGTCCGCGCTCGTATGTGGTACGATGGCGATCTGGCCAAGAACATGGTCGCGCTCGACGTTCTGTACGGTGTACAGACCCTCGACTCGATGATGTCAGTCCGCTCGCTTCGCGCGACTTCGATCGCACCGGCCTAGTATAACAACACCTTGACCCGGTAAGGGTCTCGGGCTAGTGTTTGAGAGGCGAGGGAAACCTCGCCTCTCTTTTTCGTTCAACAAGGAGATTCCGATGTCTGATTCCGATTTCATCAAGGTCGCCAAGGCGATCACACCTACCAAGTACCTCGGCCTCGTGCCGTCGCTCGGCGCGAAGAAGTTCTTCGAAAAGCACCCCGGCATGTATGTCGTCTGGGACGAGTCGAAGCCTGCTCCGAAAGCGGAACCGGTCAAGACAGTCGAGCCGACTGAAGCCGTCAAGCCATCGTCGATCAAGCGCTCTTCCTACTCGAAGGACTAAGTGATTGGCCCACGATCCTCGTGACCTCAACGACGTAGCCGAGGCGGCGTCGGAAGCGGCCTTGCGGAAGTTCCTGACTCTGCTCGACGTCGACCTCGACAACGTGAAAGAGATCAGGGAGCTCCGCGAGGATTTGCACTATGCGCGGATTCAGAGGAAGGGGCGAGACGAGGCTCGCAAGCTAATGCGCAAGGGGCTGTATGGTCTGCTAATGCTGGGAATCCCTGCGGCGTTCATGATCATATGGTCGTTTGCAAAAGAAGGATTCTTCCAGTGGCTCTCGAAGGGAGTGGGCGGATGAAATACTCTGACCTTGACGGCAAAAAAATCAACATGCAGGCGGCCTTCATCGTCATGCAAATGTTCTCCTTGCTCACTTTCGTCGGCCTGTCCTTGGTATGGTCGGTCATCGTGATGACCAATTGGGAGCGGTTCCCGGAGTGGGAGGGTCGCGCACTTCCTGTTGTGATCGGCTTCCGAGTCACCTCGGCCGTGGAAGCACCTGACGGCACGACGGACTTGTCGGTCGTATTCAACAAGGTTCGGCCGTGCGAGTTCATCAGAAATAATGTTTACTACGATTTCAAAGGGATCGGCGCGAAGTCCATCGACGTGGTATATACCGAATTGGACGCCAAGGGAGAACCCTTCTCCCGCGTTCCCGGACGCCATGATTCAGGACCGTGGAATATCTCGGTCCCGTTCCCAATGTTCAAGAAGGAGAATCTCGTGATCGAATCAGTGCACAAGTGTCATCCGCTCTTCCTGACGCGGACTCCCGCATATAACGGAAACTAGCCGCATGGTCAAAAAAGCCGACAAGGCAGGGCGCAAGAAGGCTCTTGCGCTATATGCCGAGCTGCGTTCGATCAGGGGCGTGGCTCGCGCTCTGGGCATCCCGCGATCGAACGTCCAGATGTGGGTTCAACAGTCAGTAGAGTCCGAGCCTCCAGAGTTCCTCGGAGCGATCAACGCACTCGACCCTCGGAAGCTACCGCTCCCGGCGAAGGGAAAGGTCAACATATTCATCCTGACATCAGCACAGAACAACACTCACATTCATGAGGGCTTTACCAACAACCTCGGCGCGCTCGCAGCGCACCTCTCGAAGCGGAAGGACGTCGACGAGGTCGAGCTCTGGGCATCCAGATTCACCTACAACAAGAACAAATTCAGCAAGAAGTCCGTCAAGCCGGACAAGCATCCGACCCGAGAAGACCTGTCCGACATATGGTTCGACCATTGGGTCGAGGCGCACGCGAACGACGAGTACATCGAGCTCGCTCCCGGCCTTCTCTGGTGCGGTCATATGAACATCCTACCAACGGCGACGCGGCCACTGTCCGGGATGGACACGTACGGCGGTCGAGACTCAACCATTTTCCCGCATACGAAGATCGCCATGCAGTCGGTCCCGACCATGCGATCGCAAGGGACGAAGCTGCAATACACGACGGGCTCGGCCACGCTGCGAAACTACCTGCAGAAGAAGGCAGGCATCAAGGCAGAGTTCCATCACGCTTACGGAGCCACGTTAGTCGAGGTCGATGACAACGGGACATGGTTCGTCAGGCAGATAAACGGAGAAGACGACGGGACATTCTACGAGCTCGACCTGAAGGTGAAGGGCGGCATCGTGACAAGCGGCCACCGGCCTCTCGCGATAAATTGGGGCGACATACACCTCGAGATCGCAGACGAGGAGCCCATGGAGGTCGCGTTCGGCGAGGGCGGTATGCTCGACACGCTGCAGCCAGAACACCAATTTATGCACGACCTGCTCGACTTCCGCAGGCGCAACCATCACGACCGAGGCAACCCTCACCTGAACTTCGAGAAATATGTGAGCGGTCACGAGTGCGTCGAGGCAGAGTTCAAGAACGTCAACGCGTTCCTGCTCGGCCGAGGGACTCGAGACTGGGTGAAGACGTATGTCGTCGACAGTAACCACGACAGGGCGTTTACACGGTGGCTGCACGAGGTGGACTACAGGTTCGACCCTGTCAACGCGGTCTTCTTCCTGACGTGGCAGCTGCACGCTTACAGGAGCATCCAGAAGGGTGAGAAGACCTGCCTCTTCGAGGATGCGGTGAAGTCATACGGCGGCGTGGACGATGTGGTCTTCCTCGATCCAGACGAGTCCATGGTTCTCGCAGACATCGAGTTCGGTATGCACGGCGATCTCGGTCCGAACGGATCACGCGGCTCGGCGATGAACCTGTACAAGATCGGCAGACGGTGCAATATAGGACACTCGCACTCTGCGGCTATCGTCGACGGGCTGTATCAGTCCGGCGTAATGGCTCTACAACCCGGTTATGCGAAGGGACCCTCGAGCTGGTCATATTCGCACATCATCACCTACCCGAACGGGAAACGAACCCTTGTCACCTTCTGGGAAGGCAAATGGCGGGCGTGAACCTCTGCTTGCTCTCCTGTGCCAGAAACGGTATTGTGGAGCACGTTTACACGAGGAGTCTCTTCCATGCCTACTCTCACAGTCGGAAATAACGCATACGACACGCTCGCCAACGTCGACACGTACTGGTCAGATCGTGGCGGCACGGCGTGGGCAGCGGACACCACGGCGAATCGCGAGATCGCAATCATCAAGGCTACAGACTGGCTTGATCGCAACCTTGACTGGCGCGGCACGCGCTACACGCAAGCGCAGCGCCTCGGCTGGCCTCGGGCTGGCGCGGAGGACGACGATGGCTATGTATTTGCAGTCGACGAAGTGCCGTGGCAAGTCGAGGAAGCCATGGCAGAGATCGCCGAGCTTTATCGCGCTGGGACCCTCGACATGGAGGGCATCCTGACGGCCGACACCGGTCGCTCGATCTCCGAGAAGACTGTCGACGTGATCACCATCAAGTACGACACCGCCTACTCCAACGGCGTAGTCGCCGCGATCCCCGTCCACGTTTACAAGAAGCTCAAGGGCGTCGTACTGGCACCGGGCTCTCTGAAGCGAGTTTGACATGACCTTCTACACCGACCTCCGGGACAACGACGCGGCACCTCTGATCGCCGAGTTCGGCATGGACGGCGTTCTGCGCCAACTTGCGCCGACATACGACGAGGCGACCGGCATCAGCACGAACGCGGCAACCGACACCGCGATCAAGTTCCTGAAGCTCAAGCTCGGGAACCGGACAGAGTTCCAAGAGGAGCTGGTCGCTCGGGCGGCCTACATCCTGCTCGTGTCGGCCAAGGAGCTCGCCACGGCGGGCGTGACACCGGAAGCGACGGACAAGGTCGTCTTCGGCTCGCAGGTCTACGCGATCCTCGACATCAACGAGGTCGGACCGGGCGGGACGGCGGTGGTCTACAAGTTCTTGGTGGAGGACTAGATGGTCGTCAAGTTCAAGAACACGACGCAGTTCAAGCTCGACCTGAAGAAGTTCGGCGAACAGTCGGAGGAGACGTTCGAGAAGGTGTTCCGCAAGATCGCTCTCGACATCGACTCCAGCGTCATCCTCGGGACACCTGTCGACACCGGTCGCGCTCGTGGCAATTGGTTCACGACGATCGGCAACCCGTCGAGCGCAGTGAGCGCAGGCGGCTCGGCAGGGAAGGCAATGGGGCAGCTGAACGCGGCGGTCGCGCAGCTCAAGCTCGGCGACACGATCTGGATGGCAAACAACCTGCCATACATAAACCGGCTAGAGAACGGCTGGTCGAAGCAAGCACCGGCTGGGATGGTCGCGATCAACGTCGCGCGGTTCAAGTCGAAATATGGGAGCTAGGCTATGGGCTACGCTGCAGCGCACAACGCGATTCGGAGCAAGATCAACACCGACTGGACGGCCGGAGCCTATGCTGCGGTCCCGATCGCATGGTCGAACGCAGAGTTCGATCCTCCGAGCGAGGACGAGTGGATTCGCGTCACAATACTGGACGGCGAAGCCTTCAAGGCGTCCTTCGGGGCGGCCACCAACAACTCCGACACCTATAGACATTCGGGCGTGGTTATGGTTAATATATTCGCACCCTTGAACGTGGGTGACGGTCTGGCGCTGGCCATGGCGGACGAGGTGGCCTCGATCCTTCGAAAGTGGCAGCACGCCGCGACCAAGACCCGGTTCTTTACTCCTTCGGTCTCTCGTATCGGGACGGATGGAAACTGGTTTCAGGTTAACGTGACCTGTCCGTTTGAACGAGACGAGCTATTTTAGGAGAACTCCGGCATGACTTTTGCAGCCTCTAACTACATCAGCGTGCGCTATGTCGCCGAAGTGACCTTCGGCACGACACCCGCATCACCTGCACTTCAAGAGCTCCGTCTCACCGACGAGAGCCTCAACTATAACATCGAGTTCGAACGCTCCAACGAGCTCCGAGCCGACCGAGCAACGACCGACACCATCCTCGTGGGCGCGTCTGCGGACGGCTCCATCAACGGAGAGTTCTCATATTCTACGTGGGACGACTTCATCGAGTCGGCTCTCTTCAGCACATGGCAGACTACAGGCTCGGCGCTTGGCCCTGCGACCACGTTAGCCATCGTCAAGACCGGCGGCACTCCGAACACATGGGCGATCACGGACTCCGGCTCTGGCCTCGCTGCGAACTCATGGGTCGTTGGGCAAGTTCTGGCAGTCACGGGCTTCGCCGTCGCTGGCACCTTCTACGCCGAGATCACCTCGATCGCTGCAGGCACAATCGGCATCAAGCCATTGACCAACGTCGCGTCGGAATCAGCTGGCGACAGTGTCACATTGACCCCGCTCAACTACATTCGCAACGGCGTCACGAAGAAGTCCTTCACACTGCAGAAGGGCTTCACCGATCTCTCGACTGTTGAATACTACAACTTCGTCGGCTCGGTCGTGGACAGCTGGAACCTCAACCTCGCAACCCGGTCGATCCTGACCACGTCCTTCGGATTCATCGCCTTGAATGGCGCAATGACCGAGACGCAGTTCGCTTCGGCCACTACACCGGCAGCCAATACCAACGACGTCCTGAACGCAGTGTCGAACATCTCGGCGATCACCTTCGACGGCGATCCCGGCGGTACGACATTCTCGTTCAACTCGCTGGACCTGAACATCGCGAACAATGTGCGCGGACAGGAAGCGGTCGGCACTCTGGGCTTCGTCGGCGTCGTCGGCGGTCGCTGCGAGATCAGTGGCAGCATGGAGTTGTACTTCGAAGACTCGACACTGTACGACAAGTTCGCAGCTGCGACGGCCTTCGAATTGACCTTCATGGCCATGGACGCGTCCGGGAATTACTACATCGTAAACCTCCCGAAAGCGAAGCTGACCTCGGCCGAGATCGTCGCAGGCGGATCGGACGAAGACATTTTCGTCTCCTCTGAATTCGAAGCTCTACTGAATACTGCAGGCACTCACATGATCCAAGTGTCGCGCAGCTAACCGGGCGCACCTCCTTCGGGAGGTGCTCTCACATCCTCCACCGTCAGGCAATGGCAAAGGACCCGACTGATGAACCTCAAAGAACTCATGACCGACAAGAAGCTCGAGAACGAGGGCGTCTGGATTGAAGACATATTCCCCGGCGTACGCGTCAAGATGCGCGCCGCAAGCTACCGGCCTTTTATGGAGTTCGTCGAACACAAGAAGAAGCCGTACGCCCTGATGGGCAAGGAGCCAACGAACGACGAGATGAACGCGATCGTCTCGGAAGGCATGGCGAAGCACCTTGTGCTTGATTGGGACGGCGTCGAAGATGACGAGGGTCCTGTTAACTTCTCCGAGGCGGTCGCAAAGAAGACCTTCCTCGAGGTCGAGAGATTCACTGCACGCATACTGCAGGAGTCCGGTCAGATGTCTAACTTCCAAGGCAAGCACGAGGCCGCAGCGGTAAAAAACTCACCGAGTACCTCCGGTGGGGAATCGACTTCGGAGGGCGCGAGCAATTCCTGATCGACAGGGCGCAGACCTCCGGGACGATCCCGAAGAGCCTGCTAAACCGACCTAAGATCAAGGATCAGTTCCAGCGCTACAGCGAGGTTTACTTCTCACTGCATCAATGCCGGGGCATAACGGACAGAGGAGCCGAATCAATCGCGATCACCGAGATCGCTGCGGCGCTCGATATGTTCAATATCGTCGACATTGACGACCGACTCGAGTATCTTCGAATCATTCAAGCAGTCGATCTGAACTACATCTCGATGATCGACGAGAAGGTAAGGCAACGCAACGATGGCCGAGAGCGCAGTTCTCCAACTAGGAATCGACACAACCAGCGCCGAAAAGGGCGCTAAGCGGGCTTCTCAAATACTCGAGAAGCTCGGGCGGTCGGCTGACAAGACGGGCTCACAGGCGGCGAAAGGTGCGAAGGGCGTCGACAGGCTCGGGCAGTCGGCCACAATGACTGCAGCGCAGCTCAAACGAGCTGACAAGGCAGCCTACAGCGCGGGCCGATCCTTCGGCAACATGATCAGGATCATCGGCGCTGGCGTGTCCCTGACGTGGGCGGTATCCCTGCTCGGCCAGATGCAGAGCGTCGAGAACCAAATCAAGCTGGTCTCCACCAGCACGGAAGACCTCAACGAGAAGTTCGCCTACGTCGGCAAGGTCGCTCAACAGAATTCCGCGCCGCTCGGTGCGCTTGCGGAGGTTTACTCCAAGATAAACCGGCTTCAAACAGACCTCGGAATCAGCGGCGATAAGGTCAACAAGATATTCGAATCCATCGCACTCGGTGCGAAGGTCTCGGGCCGAACACAAGGCGAGCTCTCCGGCGCGCTCATGCAGCTGACTCAAGGTCTGGGCAACTCCATCCTTCGGGCGGAAGAGTATAACTCGGTCGTCCAAACTATGCCTGATCTGGTCAAGGCAGTGGCCACCGCAATGTATGGCGCAACGGGAGCCACCGCAAAGCTGCGGGCGGAAGTGGTGGCGGGAACGGTCACGTCGAAGGCGTTCGCAGAAGGTCTGGCAAAGGCGGCGGCGCAGCTGCAACCTCTGGCTGACAAGATGTCGGTCACGATCCCGCAGGCGTTTACACAGCTCAACAACGCGATACTGATCTGGATTCAGAGCTCGCAGACGGCCGGTACAGCGGCCAATATGCTGGCGCAGGCGATCCAATTTGTCGCTAACAACATGAACATCATCGCGCCGATCGTCCTGACGCTCGCGGGCGTCTGGGCGACGGCGTTCGCTTACTCGACATTCATCGCTCCCTTCGTTCAGCTGATCGCCTTGCTCCCGCAGGTTACTGCGGCGTTCAAGGTGCTAACTGCAACGCTCATGGCGAACCCCTTCATCCTTATCGCCACATTGATCGCGGCGGCCGTTGCTGGGCTGGTCTATTGGATAACGCAGACCGAGAGCGGGGCGGCGGCCTTCGAAGCCTTCTCTGCCACTGTCATGGGCGCGTGGGATGCAATCAAGACGGCGGGCGCGTCCGCGATCGAAACACTGTCCGGCGCGTGGGATGGATTCATTGCTATAGTGAAAAGCACCGTCTCCGCGATCGTGGGCGTGGTCAACGCCATCATCGACGGCGTCAACCGTGCCATTGCCGCGCTTAAACGGCTTGCGGCGGCCGGTGGCGGGAGTTCGAGCTCTGCGGGTAGCTCAAGTGCCTCTAAGATGGCCGGAGGCGGCTCCATCAACTACATGGGCCGAGCTGCGGGCGGTATGGGCTTCACTGTACCCGGCAACGGCAACACCGACAACTTCCGGGCCATGGTCGACCTAATGCCCGGAGAGCAGCTAAACGTGACCCCTAAGAAGTACGCGGGACCACGCGACGGCGGCTTGACCGTACGGGACATCGCGGAGGGCGTCGCTCGTGGCTCGTTCAACATCGTCGCAGCTCTGGGATCGGTCGACAACACCATAAGCACCGGCAATACGATCGTTCGTAAAGTCGAGGGGATGACGACGAAGACCTATCAAGCAGCGAGCAACATCACGGACGCAGTGAACAACCCCTTCTTCGTCAAGGAGCAGAATGTTCAAGTAACACCCGGCAACTACTGGAAGGCGCTGACCACCAACGTCTCGCGCGGAGCGGACTCGACAGCGCCAAGCCTGACCGGTGGGAATCAGGCGTTCGGGTCGAACCTGTTCCCTGACCTTTACAACAAGGACATGGTGAACCTCGCCGGTTACGTCGGCGCGGGTGGCATCTCGGGAGGCGGCGGAAAGTACACTTTCAGCGCGAGCTCGGAGACGCAAGCATTGAAGGGGCAGGCAGCCTCGCTGGCTGGGTCGATATTCGGCAAGGAGGCAGAGGAGTCGATCAAGAAAATGCCAGCTCTGATCGCTAAGAATCTCGGGCTGGGCGGTCTGCTATTGGAGGATCAGGGCGAGGCGTTCGCGTACCTGATTCAACAGATGAAGAACTTCGAGACGCGGCAGAAAAAGGACGCGTTTCTGGTCGACTACAAGGCGGCGTTCGCTGAAGCTCGCGGCGGCATGGGCGAGTTCAACAACGGCTCGGCGGCGTATGGCACCATGTACGACAAGAACGGCAACCAGAAGAACCGCGACGGTTCCAACTTCACCGCACAGGACCGACAGGCGCTTGCGGCGGCACGCGCGACCATGGACGCGGGAATCCGGGATAACAACGAGTCGCTTTCAATCAACATGACTGTGCAAGGCGTGCAAGACGCAAACTCATTCCGGGAGAGCTCTGCACAAATCGAGAACGAGCTCGCCTCGATGGTCAAAAATGCGCAGTCGAGGAGATAAGCAATGGCAACGATTCCAGTAGATGCAGTCCGGCTGCCGGTCACGATCGAGCGAGGAGCTCGGGGCGGTCCTTCCTATCGCACGAACGTCACGACCCTCGACGGCGGCTACGAGGTGTCGCAGATCAACTGGTCACAGGCTCGCTGGATCGGGACGATCGGATATGGCATCGCCGAGCGCGACTCCTACTTCGAGCTGATCGAGTTCTTCCGCGCACGACGCGGCAAGGCTCGGGGCTTCCTGTTCAAGGACTGGTCTGACTACAGCGTCGTCGGCGGGACGATCGGCACCGGCGACGGCGTCGAGACTGTCTTCCAACTGGTGAAGGTCTACGACGACACGGTGTTCCCGTACACCAGAACGATCACGCGGCCGGTCAACGGCACAGTGACGGTCTACGTCGCCGGAGTGCCTACAGCTGCGACGATCAACTACACGACCGGCACAGTGACATTCTCTGGGCCGAACACCCCGGCAGCTGCGGCGGCCGTCACGGCCGACTTCGAGTTCGATGTGCCAATGCGGTTTGACACGGACGCAATCTCTGTGCAACTTGAGTGGGCAGAAGCAGGTCGAATCCCTAACCTGCCGATCATCGAGGTCCGCGAGTGAGCATAACCACAACAGCCAACCTCCGCACCGCTCTTGCATCAGGTGCGACCACGCTCGCTCGCTTGTATGTGATCACGCGGACGGACGGCAACATTTACAGGTTCACCGACCACGACGCGGACATCGTCTACGACGGCGACACGTACTACGCAGAAGCCTCCCTGCTGATGTCGGCCATATACGGCACGATCGGCGGCGTCACGCAGACGTCGGAGGCGATCCTGTCCTACGACTCGAGCTTCATCAACGAGCAGGACGTCGTCGTCGGCCTGTTCGACTTCGCGTCGGTCGATGTCTACCTCGTGGACTACGAGAACGCGACCGTGAGCTACGGCCTGATGACGATCTTCTCTGGCAACATCGGCGCGATCGAGAACACTCACAAGGGCTTCTGCCGGATCGAGCTCCGGGGCAAGCTGTACAGAGCCAACTTCGTCCTCGGCAACATATACATGCCGTCCTGTCGAGCTGATCTCGGCGACAGCAAGTGCCTAGTGGACACCGGCACCATCACGGACACGCTCACCGTGACGTCTGTCATCAGCGCCTCGAGCAACTTCGCCGGGACAATCGCTCAAACACTGGCGACCGGATACTTCTCCCTCGGCCTGATCGTCTGGACGGGCGGCCTGAACAGCGGCGTCAAGATGGAGATCGCGAGCAGCTCTGCCTCTGGGACGACGCAGTCGCTTCGGATGACCCTTCCAATGCCTTTTGACATACAGATAGGTGACACCGCAACGATATACGCGGGCTGCGACAAGCGCATCACGACGTGCAACAGCAAATTCAGCAACGTCCTCAACTTCCGAGGGGAACCGGCGAAGCCGGGAGCAGATTGGGTGAACGGATATGTCTCTGGTTAAGCGCAAGGACATCGCGGCGGAGGCTCGGACATGGGTCGGCGTACGCTACAGGCACCTCGGGCGCAACCGGGACGGGATCGACTGCGTCGGGCTTATCCTCAAGGTCGCCGAGCCCTTCGACCTGCACACCTACCCGGACAAGATCGCCTACAGTCGCGACTCGCGCGGTCACGAACTCCTGCAACCGTTCAAGGAGCACATGGACAGGGTCCTTCTCCGGGATGTCGGCAACGGCGACGTGGTCATGTTCAAGTCTGGGCCTTATCCGCACCACTGCGGGATCGTGGTCACGGACGACAGTGACGGCCGACGGTATATCGTGCACGCAGAGGCGCACGCTCGCAAGGTCTCGATCACTGCAATGGAGATCATGGTCGACAGCGCGATCATGGCCTTCCGATTCAGAGGGACAGAGTAATGGTTCAATATATCGGTCCAAGATCAACACCCGCTCAAAGCAGTGTTTCGAGCCTCTGGAATGAGGGCGCAGACTTCGAGAATCAGCTTCGCAATTCTGGAGCCTCCGGCAACGGCGTCTATAGGTTCTCGATCGTCGCACCACCCGACGATCGCTACCTCCCCGGCTACTCGATCGTCGACGAGAACGGCAAGAAGACATACGTCGGACCACGGCTCAAGACTCTCGATGTGAATTACTCCGTCTATGGCGCACCGATCCCGATCACCTTCGGCGTTCGCCGACTGATCTCGAGCATCATATGGGCGAACCCTCTGACCGAGCGCACGAACCGGAAGAAGTCCGGCGGCGGAAAGGGCGGCGGCGGCAAGAAGAAGAAGGAAACGACCTACAAATACTTCGCGACGTTCGCGTCATCCTTCGGCACCGCTCCGGCTGCAGTCGGAAACCGTGAGGTGCTGCGCATATGGGCGGACTCGCAGCTCTTGGTTGACCGCAGGCTCGGATCGCGCGGGACGAAGTTCCAGAACCTTCGCTACACCTTCCACGACGGCAGTGCGACGCAAGGCGCTGACCCGATCATCAAGTTCTACAACGACATCGACGGCATCCCGACTCCGGGCTACCGCGACCTGATGTATGTCGTGTTCGACGACCTCCCTGTCGAGGAGTTCGGCGACCGTGTGCCGAATCTCTCGTGCGAGATCGGAGACAACACGACGCTCGCTTCCGAGACGCTGACATCGACCGGTTACAATTACGAGTCGGTAAACCACATGATCGACCTGCAGCACCAGCGGGCGTATTTCATCGTCAACCTCGGGACGTCGAACGAGATTCACAAGTACAACATCTCCGACGGCTGGACTCTTGAACAGGAGATCACGATCGACACCGGATACGTCTCCGGGTTCAACGACCGCTCTGTGATATACATCCCGTGGGAGGAAGCGTTCTTCCTCGCTGACTCGTCCCTGTCGGCCTCGCAGGAGTGCAACTTCGTCGACGCATGGTCCGGCGAAGTGATCTCGACGCTCAACATCACCGGCAGCGGTGGAACATTCGGCGTTGACGATGGCGATCAACCGGAGATGATGACTGCAGGGCAACTCGACAACCTGTCCTACAACCAGACCATCATCGCCGGATTCACATTCCAAGACACGATCGTCATCTATTCGGTAAACCCTACCTCTCGCGCGCTGCAGTGGTTCTACGGCTCGAACATCTCGGCCATCACGTCGATCAACTGGAGCTGCGTCACAATCGGCGCGGAGTATTACGGCGCGCTCGACGTCTACTACGGCGACGACAACGGCCACATTTACTGCTTACAATGCCTGCAGGCTCAAGCGGTCCTGTGGAAGGGCGGCACCGAGGGCGCGGTCTACCATGACTTCGGCAACTCGAACATGCAGATCAGCTCTATGCTCTACGACAAGTTCGACGACTCCCTGATCATCAACTACGACAACGGCACCGGCGAGGGCGTGCTCAAGTTTGACCCTGTGAGCAAGACGACGATCTGGGACACCGGCGACATCGACCTCGTTGTCAAAGAGCCGCACGCAATGCAATACAGCGACATCTCCGGCGGTATCATGGCATACCCGATCGTCGGTGGCGGCTGGGCAGAGATCGACCTGCGCGACGGCAGCATCACGGAGTTCACTGGCGCGTCAAACGCCTCCCTTACGTTCACCTACGACAGCAAGAGTCGCGCTGGTTACGGCGTCAACAGTGGATCGAGCGACCCGCAGCGCTATCGCTACGACCTGCTCGAAGACGAGCGACAGACCTTGAAGGCGTTCCTCGAGCTTGCGGCGACGATGGCTGGCTACACCGTCGGGACTGACTTCATCGTCGACCCCGAGATCGACGACCTGATCGACGGGGCGTACATCACAGAGCGGGTCTCCTTCCGAGCTCTGCTCGATAGCTGTTCGACGATCTATGCCTTCGACGTGATCGAGAGCGGTGGAGCCTTGAAGCTGGTGCGGAAGCCTGCCTCGATCTCCTCGGTGGACTATGACTTCGAGCTCGCTTCGACTGACATCGCCATGGCGCAGAACGATAACCCGAACGCGGTCGCAGTGATGACACGGCGCGAGATGGACCTGACACTGCCACGCTCGATCGAGATCACATACGTCGACAAGACCCGCGACTACGGCTACAGCTCGCAGAACTTCCAACGGACGGCGAACCCGATCGGCACCATGTACTCGAACTCGACCCTGACTGTCCGGGTCCCGATCATCATGACAGCGGACGAAGCGAAGGCGCTCGCCTACCGAGCCCTGTTCCTGACGTGGGCGTCGCGCGTGACGTACCAGTTCAGGGTCCCGCAGGAGTTCATATACCTCGAGCCCTCTGACATTGGGACGGTCGAGGTCGTCGGCAATGCGACGAACTTCACATACACCTGTCGCATCGTCGAGGCGTCCTACAACGCCGACTACAGCGTCTCGTTCAAGGCGGTCGGCTACCTTGTCGACGAGCCGATCACGATCTCGGCGGACGCCGGAACCTACCTGCAGGCAAGCACGCCGTTCTTCTCCCTCGGCCTGTTCGTTCCCATTGATTGCGTGCTTCTGCGTGCACAGGACGACGCCTCGACCTTCACAACGGCTGCGGCGATCACTCTGTACGGGCAGGGCTACCCGCTCCTCTCCCTCTCCGAGCGGTGGACGGGCGGATATGCACAAATCTCGCTCGACAATATTGAATTCACCGACTTCGAGTGGTTCTTCGGAGCTCCTGTCGTCGGGCGGATGATGAATCAACTCGGCATACCAGAGAACACGCAGTCGGCCGACACGGTCAACACCATGACAGTGCGGCTACAGAACGAGGACTACAACAGCGAGATCGCAACTTGCACCGATCTGCAGCTTCTCAACGGCGAGAACGCGGCCGTGGTCGGGCATCCTCGCACCGGCTGGGAGGTCGTTCAGTTCCGCGACGTGTCCGTAAGTGGAGGCGTTTACACGCTCTCGCACTTGCTGCGTGGGCGCAAGGGCTCGGAACACATGACTGGCCACCCTGAATTCAGCTCTGGCACGAACCCTCACTATGCGGGCGAGTATGTCTTCCTGCTCGACGCTGACTTTATGCGCTTCTATGCGGTCCCGCTCACCAGCAAGGACACGAACCTCGCCTACAGGTTCGTCTCGAACGGTCAGGACGAGCTCGACGCGATCACATCCTTCTCAACCTTCACCGGAGAGTCCGCAATCCCTCTGGAGCCTGTAAACGTGAACGGCGTCGCGTCGGGCGCTGACATGGTCATGACCTGCCACCGGCGCGACCGATCGGTCCCCGAGTGGGGCGACCTGACCGGCGACATCATCAACACCGAGCAGACGCAGGTCATCAACATCCTGCTGACGCAGAACGCTGACGGCACCGGCAACTCGCTCGCGCAGGCAACGACCGAGAACGGAAGCGGCCTTGAAGAGGTCACGTTCACGGCGGCGCAGCTCAACACGGTGTACGGTACGTCGACACCTGCGACGATCTATGCTACAGCTTATCAATACTCGGCATTTTTGACAGCGAATGGTCGGCAGATGACCATGAAGTCAATCACAACGGGACTCTAAGGAGGTTCTAACTCATGACGACTGCAACCCTGTCCCTTGACGAGATCACAGCGGCTCAATCTCAAAAGGAAGTCACGGCCAACAACGCGATCGCGCAGCTCGAGGGCTGTATTGCGAAGGAGGTCTCGATTCTGATCTCGACGACCGACCCCGTCGTGCTTGTTCAAGCCACAAACTCGGACCGCTACATATTCTTCACACTCGACGACCACGGCACTCCTCCGGTCGCCGACTTCGACCTTGAATTCCCTGCGGTGGCTCGTGGGCTGGTCTACATCCAGAACAACACGTCCTACACTGCGACGATCAAGATCACCGGCACCTCACCCGTCTCACCTCCGACACTGGCGACGACCGCCTCTGGCTTGTTCATGGTCACGTCGGACGACGTCTACGAGGCAGGCAGCGCAGGCGGCGGCGGCGCGTCGGACTTCGTAAGTCTGTCGGACACCCCTGCCAACTTCACCGGCTCGGGCCTGAAGATTGCACGCGTAAACACGGGCGAGACGGCGATCGAGTTCGCCTCGCCATATTACGACATCGGAACATCCTTCGGCGGCGCACCGGGCTCTCTGGCGATCGTGCTCGGCTTCGTGGCGAGCAAGGCGATCGACTTCCCGGCATCCCTGACGAACTCTGTGGTCATCGCGACGACGGCGGCCACTGCGCAGGCAGACTTCGACGTCCAGAAGAACGGCGTCTCTCAAGGCACCATCAGATTCGCAGCTGCAGGCACGACGGCGACATACGTGTCCATCTCGGCCTTCTCTCTGGCTTCCGGCGATCGCCTTGACATCGTCGCGCCATCCTCGGCCGACGCAACACTGGCGAACCTGTACCTCAACCTCGTGGCAACAAGGGGCGACTGATGGCCTTCCTAACTTCGAGCGGGTTCGACGCTGCGGGCTTCGGCGCTACTGCCGACTTGATCGCCTCGAGCGGATGGTTCAAGACCGACGGGCAGCTGACGGACGACATCAACTGGCACGCTACCGACGGCAAGTTCGGCGGCGGCTGCCTAAAGATCATCGCAAACTCCACCGACGGGACCATGACAAAGCGGTTCCCGGCGTTCACGACCGAGTTCTTCCGGCTGGCGTTCTATGTCTACATCCCGTCGGGCTATACCTGCTCGTCTCAAGGGCTTGTCTGGTTTACGGACGCGGCGCAGACAACTTTCCTGAATATGTACGTCAACTCGAGCGGCTTCCTGACCGTCGGCGACACGTTCGGGAGCAAGAGCGTCGCCGGAGCAACCGGCACGGTCGACATTCAGGACGACGCATGGCACCACATCGAAGTCGAGTTCACGCGCGACGCCTCGGCGGGCGCGGTCAAGATGTGGGTCGACGGCACACTCGACATCAACGTCTCCGGCACGAACACAGGGTCTCTAACCCTTATCGGATTGGACACCATCCACCTGTCGAACTCCCGCTCGAGCGGCGGCGTCGTTGACTACGTGCGGTTCGACGACGTGGTTCTCTGGGACGACTCGGGAACCGACGGCTTCACCGGGCAGATCGGAGCGCACCGAATCTACGGGCTCACGGTGGACGGCGCAGGCGCGTCGACACAGTTCACACCCTCTGCAGGATCAAACTATCTCAACGTGGACGAGGCGAGCGTAGACCTCGGCACGACGTACAACGAGAGCGCGACAAGCGGCCACAAGGACCTGTACACGGTCACGACCATGGGCTCGATCGCTGCACAACCGGCAACTGACGTCTGGGGCGTCGTCGTCAAGACATGCGCGCGAGCCACGAACGTCGGCGGCGTGAGCATCAAGAACGTGATCAGCGACGGGACGACAGAAGTCCAGTCCGCTGCGAAAGCGTTGACAATCGCACATGCAGAGCACGAGTTCTGTCTGCCATATGATCCCGGCACCGGGGCGGTCTGGGTCGACACGGACATCGCGGACGTGCAAATCGGTTTGGAGGTCGTATAGATGACACTGCTCTTCGTAGAAGGTTTTGACGACAAGCACTTCGCGGCCGACGCTGACCTCGCGGCGAACGGCTGGGAGCACCTTGTCGGCACGGCGGGCGTCCATCAGTTCTTTATTACCAACGGAGGACCCTTCGGAACCGGGTGTTACCAATACCTCTGGGCGACAACCGAGTCCGAGCTGGCGCATTACATCATCGACAAAGCCGGGACGAACATGCCAACCAACCAATTGCGGATCGCGTTCTGGGTCCGAGTTAACAATTGGGTGACGTCCGATCTATCGGGCAATGACGGGCTTATAATCCTCGGCAACAGGACGGACCGGTGGTGGAAGATGTGGTTCGATTCCGACGGTCAGATAGTCATGGGTTATTTTGACGACACGCTCCTCGTTGGCACGCGCGCCACTGGAGAGACGTGCTTGAACGACGGCCTATGGCACCACGTCGAGATGAACCTGATCGCTGACCTCGCTGCAGGGACGATCGAGGTCTGGGACAACGGCGTCAAGATTATCGACTTCACCGGCGACACCAGCAACGCAGCATCGGGCGACGTCACGTCGCTCGACACTGTGTCCCTGAAGCTGCCGAGAGCATCCGGCGGCGCAGGGTCCGACATCGAGTTCGACGACATTGTGATCTGGGACGACGGAGGCTCGGACTTCACCGGGCAGCTGGGCGAGCACCGGGTCGAGGGGCTTGTTGTGAACGCGGCCGGGACGAACACCGACTTCACCCCGCTCGCGAGCACCAACATCTCGCAGGTCGACGAGAGCGGCACACCTGACGGCGACACGACCTACAACTCGAGCAACACGGCGCTCGACACCGACACCTTCGGCGTAGACAACCTGACCTTCGGCACGACGATCAAGGGCGTGAGCGTCAAGACATACGGCCGGACGGACGGTTCGAACACGTTCCAGAACGTCGTCAGGAGCTCCTCTGTCGAGGCTAACTCTGCGACCTTCACATTGACAACCAGTTACGACACATACCGCCACGTCCAGACGCTAGACCCCGGCGCGGGGACACCTGCATGGACGGCGACGACCGTCAACGCTATGGAGATCGGATACGAGGTGATTTCATGACCGTACGGATAAGCAGAGTCGGCGCGGACGTCCTTGTCACAGATACGTCGGACAAGGCGGCCAGAGTCGTCCGCATGTATGCGGAAGTCATCGCCTCACCGAACACGGCCACCGGACCGGCGAGCCCTGCACTGCCTGCAGGGCGTGGCGCGACGTACACAATAATGAGCTAGGAGAAGCGCATCATGTTCGCAATCATCGCCAAGATACTGTCAGGGTCCCTGCTCGACGGGATATTCGACATCGCGAAGGCGTACCTCAACAAGGAGATCAGTCGCGAGGAAGCGGCGGCCAAGATCGCCGGTATGCTCGGTCCTGCGATCGTGGAGGGGCTCAAGCAACAAGGCGCTGCAGTGCTCGCAGAGCTCAACTCCGAGAGCTGGTTCGTCCGCTCATGGCGTGCGATGGTCGGGTTCTCGGCTTGGTTCGTGGTGATGTGGTACGCTCTGGCAACGCCGATTCTGGTCGCGTGGTTCGGTATGCCAGCTCCTCGCGTGGGCGACGCTCTGCTCGAGTGGGTCTACACCATGGCGACGATCGCGGTCGGCGGCTACGTCGGCGGACCGATCCTGCAGAACATGACGAACTCAATCGTCGGCTATCTGAAGTCGCGCCGTTAACTTCTTGTTAACCATGTTGAGTGGTTCTGTTTGACTTTGTTTCCGGGATGTGTTCCACTGACCTGTTAATAAACAGAAGGAACACAAAATGAAGATCAGAATTCACCTCAATGATGAAGCTCCCCGGATCGGCTCCGGCTGGCGCAACGTCGAAGTTCTGACCCTCGGACACAAGTGGGTAACAGTCCGAGCTTACGGCGCACGCAAGAAGTTCAAGCGCAAGGTCTGGGACGAGATCGTCAAGGGTTCAGCATAAATTAACCATAGGAGAACGAGGCTGTTTACACGGCCTCGGTCTCTGCGTATGGTGATCGGACTGAAGAAACGAACACAAGGAAACACGGACATGAACAAGATCGAAAACATCGCAGCACAGTTCGAAGCACTGATCCCCGCCATCAAGGCAAACTACATCAATCGCGCTCGCAACACGTTCAAGTATTTGGACGAAGCTCTGGAAGGTGACTGGAGCTACAACAACCGTCGCCGCAAGATTCAGGCGAGCCGTTACGATCCCCTCTACAATGCGATGGCCAACATCACGCACCTGATCGAACGCGAGAAGAGCACTAGCGGCAACTACATCTCCGACCCGAAGGTTCTGGGACTGGACGAAGCTCGCCTCGAGAAGTTCTCGACCGAACATGCTGAAGGCCAGATCGCATCCTTCACCATGAAGCTGAACAAGAAGCTGGTCGACCTGACCGACGTCAAGCTGACCTCGATCGACTGCGGCCGGTTCGAGTTCACCATCTCCGGCAAGCTGGGCGATCGCAAGGTGTTCGTCGAGCAGCAGGTGGTCTTCAAGGTCTCCAACAAGGGAACTCCGTTCTGCCAGTGGCCTGCACGCATATATGTCGACGGCAAGTTCACTTCGGAAGCTGCCTTCAAGAAGCTGGCAGCCTAACTCAACCGGGAGGGGCTTCGGCTCCTCCCAAACACAAGGAAACGACATGCTAGAGATCAGCGCATACGACGAAGAGCAGAAGATTCGGATCATCTGCTTCCAGTGGCACAACGACGCCGACGCCGACAAGGCGATCTCGCGTGCCAAGCGTGACGCGAAGCTGTTCGGCTATCGCCTGACCGACTATCAAGCAAGGAGTATGAAATAATGGAGAAGACCAACGAGCGATGGATTCAACCGATCGCGAACCAGTTCCTCATGAACCCGAGAGCAACGATCGCCTCGGTGGCCAAGACAATGACCCTCGAGGAGGCTCCGGTGCGCGAGTGCTGGCAAGCGTTCTGCAGGCTCCACGAGGGCGAGCATATACTCAACCTCGAGCTCGTGGACGACCCGAACGTCTACCGAGCCACCATACGACGTCTCGATGGCAATGGCGGCGTGGTGGTGGCCTCTGAGGACGATCCTGACCCTATGCGGGCGACGTGGCTGGTATGCTGGAAGTCGAACGTCGATCAGGACGACTGTAAGCTCCAGTTAACCATCAGGAATAAAGAGCGTTTACACGGCGTCGGCGACGGCATATGGTCGGGTCCTGTTTAACACGAAGGAGAGACGACATGGCTTTCGCCGACCACACCAACACCGACGTCCAGCGTCACGTAATCGCAGGCAACGAGGACAAGGCTCCGGCCTTGATCCTCGGGCAGTTCATCGAGAAGGAATTCGGCAACACCTTCGAATTCCTCGAGCGTGACGACCGCATATTCCCCGCGTCGCTGTTCCCGGACCTCCCGCACATGATCGCCGTCGGTGATCGCGGCTACCGCCTCGCGAACGTCCTGAAGACTGTCGCATACATCCAGACCGACGAAGGTCTGACCGATCGGCAGAAGTGGGACATCAAGGGCCACCGCGCCTATGACACCGAGTGGGTATTTGCCTCTCGCTAACAATAACCGGGCGGCGGTAACGTCGCCCTCAACTACCACAAGGAAACGACACCATGATCAGTTTGACAATCGCCTACAAGCCACAAGACAACTCGCACCTGCGCGGAGACTTCGTCATACGTCTCACCACGTCGGGCGATAATATGCGCACCCTGTCGAGCTTCGGCTTCGACGAGTCCGAGGGCTGCGACTCGTGGGCGCTCACTCGCGAACAGGCGTCCATGGCAGCGATCGAGACTGTACGCGTCGCGCAGGAGGTGGCGATCGCCGTCCGCAATAGTATATGCGCGGACGTGGATGCGGAGTCTTGGCGAGTGGCGAGAGCGCTGCCCGATCAAGTTCGTTAACCACAACTCAACGAGGCTGTTTACACGGCCTCGTTTTCCTCTATGGTGAGGACATCGAAACGAAACAAGGAGACGACAGACATGACTAACTCAATTCAGAACCGCGAAGAATGGCTGCACCAGTTCAACAAGCTGGCAGCTCCGATCATCGAAGACGTGCTCGATGGTGCCTATACTCTCGAGACCGACAAGATCAGGATCGGCGTCGGTTTCCCTTCGACCGGTCGTCGCGGCAAGCGCATCGGCGAAGCATGGTGCTCAAGCGTCTCGGCCGACAAGACCTCCGAGATCATCATCTCGAACCTGCTCGACGATCCCCGCCGCGTCGCTGGCGTGCTGGTGCACGAGAACGTGCACGTCATGGTCGGCCTCAAGGAAGGCCACGGCAAGGTGTTCAAGAAGGTCGCCACCGAGCTCGGCCTCGAGGGCAAGATGACCGCCACGACCGAAGGCGAGCGCTTCGACTACCTGTTCGCTGACACGATCAACGCGCTGGGTCCGTACCCTCACAAGCAGCTCAAATCACAGGGCTCGGGACCTGCAAAACAGAAGACCCGTCAACGCAAATGCGAGTGCGGAGAATGTGGACTGATCTTCAGAATGGCACGCGCGCACATGGATCGGATCGGCGAATCAATGCGCTGCCCGGACGGAAATTGCGAGGGCTTCATCAAGATGGACGACGCGTAGGATCAGGGAGCCGGGATCGTGTAAACGGTCCCGGAGGCTCCTGTTCCCGATTTGTTCTCAACCTCGCTTCATTACGTGTACGGGCGAGATTTTTTTATTTTTTATTTTTTTACGCAGGCGTGAATATTAAGGGAGCTCTAAACATGATACTGACACAACAGCAGGCAACCACGGCAATCCTGTCCGACGTTCCGCCGAAGTACCTCTCGGCAATCAAGGCGCACTTCGACCCGCTGGTCGAGGTCACTGGCAACCGTGTCACGTTCGCGACGACCCGGCGCAACCTGCGGCTGGTCGAAAAGATGGGCGTCGACACGACGGGCATCGAGACCCGGTCGAAGAGCTCGGTCGAGCACGCGGTCAACGTCGAGAAGATTCCGGCCATGGAACATCAGCGCAAGGCGCTCGAGCTGTACAAGGACCGCAAGTTCTTCGGCCTGCTCTGGGAGATGGGCCTCGGCAAGTCGAAGGCTGCGCTCGACATCGCGGCGCACGCGTTCGCCGAGGGCGACATCGACGCGATCCTGATCGTGACCCTCAAGGGCGTTCATGAGAAATGGATCACGACCGACCTCGACGAGAACCTCTCGATCCCCTACCGGGCGTTCGCATGGCCCACGAAGAAGCGGCGCGACGCTGGCTTCCTCGAGGAGGACAAGCTGATCGTCGCAGCGATCAACTACGACGCACTGATCCACAAGAAGGCGTTCGCGTTCGCCTCCGAGATGCTCGAGCACCGGAAGGTTTTCCTGATCATCGACGAGAGCCACGGTATGAAGTCGCCGAAGGGCTCTCGGACGAAGGCGCTGCACAAACTCGCACCGAAGGCGGTCAAGCGGGCTATCCTGACAGGCACCGTTACACCACACTCACCGCTCGACGTCTGGTCGCAGCTGCGGTTCCTCGATCCATCCTGTGTAAACGGCCTCGACTATTTCACGTTCGAGAAGCGGTTCGCGATCAAGCGTCCGCTGGGCAGCATGACATACTCCCGCAAGACGAAGTCGGGCAAGACGATCGAGCGGCCGATCGAGACGGTGGTCGGCTACAAGAACACCGACGAGCTGAGTGGCTGGCTCAAGGCGTGCACGTCGCGCCTGATGAAGGAGGACTGCCTCGACCTGCCAGACAAGGTCTACCGGACGCACCCGTTCGAGCTCAACGACGACGAGCGCAAGGTCTACAACGCGATGAAGGACGAGATGATCTCCGAGGTCGGCGAGAACGAGATCGTCTCCACAACGCACGCTCTGACGCTCCTCCTGCGGCTACAGCAGATCACCTGCGGCTTCGTCAAGGTCGACGATGGCGAACCTCACCTGCTTGGTAAGAGCTCCTCCCGTATGGAGGCGCTGATGGCATGGGTCGAGGACTGCCACGGGCAGGGCGTGATCTGGACGACGTTCCAGTTCAACCAAGACCAGATAGCGGAGGCGCTCGGGAGCGACTGCACGATGTACACCGGGCGAACATCCCCGGCCGATCGCTCCAAGGCTCTGACGGACTTCCGGGACGGCAAGAAGCGGTTCTTCGTGTCGAACCCTGCGGCCGGTGGAACCGGGATCGACCTCCGGGCGGCACGGCACGTCTGCTATTTCAACAACAGCTTCAACATGGGCCAACGGCTGCAGTCCGAGGACCGTGTTCACAGGATCGGGCAGAAGTTCTCGATCGACTACACCGACCTCGCAGCATACAAGACGATGGACTCGAAGCTGATCAAAGTGCTACGAGAACGGCGCGAGATCGCGGCACACCTTGTCGGCGACATGGTCAAAAATTGGATATTAACCCCGGACGAGGTCGATCTATTTAGTGGTTGACATAAGCAAGAACCGGAATGTATGGTGCAAACCGGAAACAAGAGAAGGACTACATAATGGCAGTTTTTATAGTTACGGAAAGCGACGGAGACGAATTCGACTACACGGCAGCGGCCAAGTTCGGCGAGCTCCTGTACATCTTCGATGCTAATTATCGCAGCAACGGCAAACGCGGGATGGTCGCAATGCGCGACTATGCTCGAGCCAAGCTGGACGGTGTAGGAGGTGAGGAGCAGAACTTCATGATCCTGAATCCCGGACCGCTCCTGAACAACGCGATCGCGAGCTCCCTGTTCACGTACATGAACGACGGCGTGCTGACCTTGCTCGCATATAACCCGTCGCTCGGCGAGTACAGTCCGATCGACCTGCAGATTGACGACACCGAAGGAGAGAACCATGACGACTGAAGAACTCGATCCGTTCCTTGCTGAGCTGGCTGCGGCCGACGAAGGCGAGAAGGCTGCACCTGCCGACCTTGCTGCCGTGACAAAGTACGGCAATCACCTGATGGCGCTACAAGGCACACTGTCGCGCCTCGAGGAGGAAGCCAAGGCAATCAAGAAGCAGGTGAACGAGATAGCTCTCGACAAGCTCCCGAAGATGATGAAGGACATCGGAATCAGGAGCCTAGAGCTCTCGACTGGCCAGACCCTCAAACTGGCAAGCGATCTCAAGGCATCGCTCCCGAAGGCTCGGTCCGACGAGGTGATGAAGTACGTCCGAGAGAACGGTGGCGAGGACATCATCAAGCAGATCGTGACCATCGACGCAGGACGCGGCAAGGCCAATGCGGTCGCTGCAATACTGGACGAAGCGAAGGCTCTCGGGCTCGAGGGCTCGGAGACCGAGTCGATCGCGGCTCCGACATATTCGAAGTGGATCAGGGAGCGGCTCAAGGACAACAAGCCGACGGACCTCTCCCTGCTCGGTGCGTTCGAGTTCGAACGCGTCGACATCAAGTAAACCTGTTTCATCAACGCCAAGGAAGGACAAAACACCATGGCAAAGCAAGAAGTGACTAAAACCGAAAAAGCGGGGCTCCCGGCAGAAGCCGAGTTCCTCGCCAAGCTGGCAGACGACACAGAAGGCGAAGTGCTCGGACGGGACGACATCTCGATCCCATACCTCCGAATCCTGCAACAGCTCTCTCCGCAGGTCGACGAGGACGATCCTGCTTACATCGAAGGCGCGAAGCCGGGGATGATCGTCAACACGCTCACGGGCGACTTGTACGAGAAGGGTGAAGGGTTCCTGTTCGTGCCGTGCGCCTACAAGGTTTCGTACGTCGAATGGGTTCCCCGTCGCGAAGGTGGTGGACTGGTTGCAGAGTACAGCGTAGCGCAGGGCGAGGCATGTCCTGTCATCCGCGACGATAGCAACAACGACGTGATCCAGAAGGGCGCTCCTGACTGCTTCACACCCGGCAACCATCTCCTGAAGACGCACACTCACGTCATCCGGTTCCAGAACAAGTCGGGCAACACTGTCGGGGCGGTCATGAACATGACCAAGACGCAGCTGAAGCCGTCCATGGACATGAACGGCCTGATCATGGACAACGCGATCTCGGGCAAGGCCATCCGCTACGCTCACCAGTTCAAGGCCACGACGGTCCTCAAGACCAAGGGCGACGACAAGTGGTACGTCTGGCACTTCGAGCGCATTGGGTTCGCCAACAAGGACGACATTCTCGACGCGAAGGCGTTCGCCGAAGCTCTCGCAGCTGGCGAGGTCAAGGTGGACATGGAGAAGTCGATGGACGATACTGTCGCGAAACCGAAGCCTAGTGACAACGACTCGGTTATCGACGAAGAGGTTCCGTTCTAAGCACCATCCGGTCCGTTCCCCTGCGGACCTGATACCGAGCCGATCGCACCAGCTCCCGGCGGGCTCGCGGTCGGCTCACCAACCACATATTTTCGAAGGACAACTTCATGGAAAATACACCCGCTCTCGCTGCCAAGCTGGCAGACATATACACCGGACTCTCCAAGCGGTTCGGGCAGTACACCGTCAAGGGGATCAACAAAGAGAAGAACAAGCACGAAGGGCGTGCCGAGACGCTCGGCCGAGGGCCGACCCTCGAGGACTATGTCGCGCACATCGAGGGCAAGCAACGCATGGGCATCGTCCCGCTGATGGACGACGGCAAGTCGATCAGGTTCGCCGCGATCGACATCGACGTCTATCCTGCCGAGGGTGAGGACAAGGACACGATCATCGACGCGGTGGTCAAGGTTATCGGCGAGCGGCCTCTATTCGTTACCAGATCGAAGTCCGGCGGCTGCCACGTCTGGCTCCTGTCGAAGGAGCCTATTGCAGCGACGCTGGCGTTCCGCGCAATGCGGGAGCTCGCTGGCGAGCTCGGCTACGGCAACGCGGAGGTGTTCCCGAAGCAGACGGTTCGCATTGACGACGAAGACGTCGGCAATTGGATCAACATTCCGTTTTATGGCGACATCTGCAAATGTCGGGGCTACTCTCCCGAAGACGACGCGTTCTACGACGTGCCGCTCGAGCAGTTCGTCGACATGGTCGAATCTGTTGACCAGCCATGGGTCGACAAGTGGCTCGAGCAGTACGACTATGATCCACTGGCCAACGCAACTAAGGCCAAGCGCTCCGTTTCCTCTGAGGACTTCATCGACGGGCCTCCCTGCCTTCAATCAATCCTCCGGGGCTACGTGGCGGACGGGTCCTCGCAGGGCTCACCGCGCAACGAGCTCCTCTTCGACATCGGCCTCTACTACAAGCGCAAGTACGAGACGACAGACACGGTATTCGATAAGCTGGTGAAGCTCGATCTAGGCGCTGCGACCATAGACGGGAAGCATATTCCGGCGTTCGGGCTCGGCGACAAGGAGATCAAGAACACGGTAATGAAGACCCTGTTCAAGAAGGACTACCACTATCGCTGCAACAGGGATCAGCTCAAGCAACATTGCCGTGCGACGGCCTGTCGGAAGCTACCGTTCGGCATAGAGGCGAACGACGAAGCCATGCTCCCGAACGCGATCACAATCTATGAATACGGACCCGGCGAGCAGTCCTACTATTTGAGCCTCTCCAACTTCGAGACCCGTCTTGGTCCGTTCTCGGGCGATCGGATCGGCAAGTTCGCAGAATATCAAAGCGCCGTCGTTCCCCTTTTGTTCGCGTTCCCTCGCAAGATGTCGGAGCCCGAATGGCAGGGCCATGTCACGGGGCTGATGCAGCTCGCGAAGAAGAATGTCGTCTACGTCAAGGGCGCTTCGACCTTCGAGCGCTTTCAGGAGAAGCTCGGGAATTGGGTTCTGACACAAGGCACCTTCAACACAAGGCACATGAAGCACGGGCGGCCGTACCTCCACAACGGGCTCCTGATGGTCTCCGACAGCACTCTCATGGGATGGCTTCGAAAAGAGGAGCCGAACATGGTATTCGAGACCCTGCATAGTCATCTATTGAACATCGACTCGGCTGCCGAAAAGCGGCACATTGACGAAGGCGGATTCACTGGTCTGGTCTGGTGCTTGAACGTAAAAGAGAACCAGAACTTCAAGCAAGGAGAACTCGATGTCACAACCACGACAGACTCGACCTCGTTCTAGTATTGTTCTCGGCGGACCCGGCTGCGGCAAAACCACATACCTCCTGAAGAGGGTCGAGGAATATATCGCGGCCGGAGGACACCCGAGCCGGATCGCGTTCGTGTCGTTTACACGGCGCGCGATACAGGAGGCGCGGGAGCGTGCTCTTGACCAGCTTGGCATCGACGCGGACTCGTTCACTGGTCGGGGCGACGACGATCCCCTGCCGTATTTTCGGACGCTGCACTCGATGGCGACCCGGCTGCGTCGCGACAAGACGAAGAAGTTCCTGACGCACTCGAGGTACAGACAGTGGTGTGAGGCGGTCGACATACACCCCGAAAGCCGAGCCGTTAAGGGCAGAATTTCTCTAGAGTACGAGGTCACCTACGCTACCGAAGACGACGCCGCGCTCTTTGCCTCCGGCTACGCAAGGGTCCTGCAGCAAGACCTCAAGCAGGTCACGGACTTCCTCGGCATGTCCTACGAGCACGCAAAGCAACGCGACGCAGAATACCGCCTACTCCTCGACGAGGGCTACATCGACCACACTGCCGTCCTCGAGGGCTACGTCGAGGACGGGGAATCGCCTGACTTCGATTTGCTGATCGTCGACGAGGCGCAAGACCTATCGCTCCTGCAGTGGCGATGCGTGGAGAAGCTCGAGATCAATGCGAAGGAGATCATATACGCGGGCGATGATGATCAAGCGATCTATGAGTGGAGCGGCGCGGACGTCGGACACTTCCTGTCGCTGCGTGACACCTGCGAGAAGATAGTCCTCCCGAAGTCGCACCGGCTGCCGTCTGTTATCTGGAAGGAGTGCACGACGTACGCGGTCGAAGGGATCAAGAACAGGATCACGAAGGAGTTCGAGCCGAACAAGGAGGGCGGTGTGATCGACTCGATCAACGACGACGAGATCATCGCTCTGTCGCTGGGCAGACATGCCACGCTCGGCGGTTTCAACAACGGAGAGACGTGGTTCTTGCTTGCGCGGACCGCTGACTTCCTGAAGAAGTGGCGCAGAGTGCTACGGACGTTCGGCGTGCTCTATATGGACAAGGGGCAGAGCTCGCTCGACACCCCTCTATGCGACGTGATCAAGAGCTACATTGCAGTCCAGAACGACGAGGACATCTCCGGGCCGAAGGCGTATCAACTGCTCAATTACTTGCACCCGGACGTTCGCAAGGGGAGCCCGGAGGAGCTCGGCATCTCTAAGATGACCCGGCGGCCGATATATCCGGCGATGATCATGAAGCGATTCGACCTGCCTTGGTGGAAGGTTCTCGACCTGCGTCAGACCGACATCGACTACATCAAGGGACTGCTCGATAGCGGCTACACCTTCGACTCCAAGCCACCCGTTACGCTCGGGACGATTCACTCTGTCAAGGGCGCGGAAGCCGACAACGTGATCCTCTCGCGACGCATCACGAACAAGATAAGGAGCCGCATGGCGCTCAACCCCGACACCGAGGCGAGAGTCGCATACGTCGGAATGAGTCGCGCACGAAAACGCTTGTTTTATTACAACCACAAGGATGATCTCAATGTCTGATAAATGGATGCAAACCTACAGCGGCAAGAAGTTCTCGTTCCCGGTCAAGACGTCTATGTTCGACATCCGGGACATCGCTCAAGCACTTTCGCAGACCTGCCGGTACAACGGCCACACCAAGAACTTCTATTCCGTCGCGCAGCATTGCTGCCACATTCACGACTACCTCCTGAAGGTGGACACGGTCGAGGTCGCCTACACCGGCCTGATGCACGACTGCGCAGAGGCGTACGTCGGCGATCTGGTGCGCCCGCTCAAGGCTCTCGTGGGACCGGAGTTCGCGGACCTCGAGTCAGAGGTCGAGCGGGTCGCTGCGGAGAAGTTCGGATTCATCTACCCGTTCCCGCCTGTTGTGAACGAGGTCGACGTCGCAATCCTGAGAGCTGAACAGGCTCTCATGTCGGAGCCACCCGAGAAGTGGCCAACTGATGACTTGTTTCCGGGCCACAATCCGTCTATAGGTACTAACTGGAGTCCGCCACATGCGGCCTTCCAATTCATGAGGAGATTCAAGCAATGTATGCAGTCGGACACTATAAAAAGCGCTGGAAAGTCCACGCCGCAGAAGAAGGTCAAACAGACTTCGGACCCGGCGACTGGACGATCGTGAGAAGCGTCAAGGAGCTGGCGGAGAAGTTCAACATCGTGGAGCTGATCGACATCTCGGACGACAGGAGCCTGACGACGCACGGCGGCAAGTACGACATCGCCGGGACGATCTGGTCGACGCTCGAGGCTACGGCGAAGCCGTACGCGGCGGAGAAGATCGTGATGATCAAGAGCAAGAAGCGATGACTGGAAAGGTACACCGCAACGACGAGCTCTATTGTCGGATCGACTACCATCCAATGCCCGACTTCCAAATCCGACCGCTCAAGATCGGGACGAAGAAGTGGTACTTCGCGCAGGCTATGGCTCGGCCAGATGGCGCGACATGGCCGGAGCTCCGGGCAATGTTCAACAACACGCAACAGGAGGTCAACGGACAAATATGGCGTATGATCAGATACAACGGCTATGGAGTCTGCTCCTTCTGGAAGTGGCCCGAGCCGACAAGGCTGCACCTAGTGAAGCCGAACTCGTTCCTGCTACGGAAAGCGATAGCGTCACATCGGAAGATTCGCGGATTAGATACGAGTTCTATCCATCATCAAGACTTGCCGAAATTACGGTTCCGGTCATCACAATGCGGTTCCGGGCAGCGCTCAACGAAGACGAGCTCAACAAGTTCCGCCTGACGATAATCGAGCACATGAACGATGCGCACGGCGTGAACGACTTCCGGTTCCTGTCTGGCAAGGAGGTCGACGCCTACGTGCTCGGCTGCCACGAACACAACAACACGGCTCTCGACGGCGAGCCAAACGACACCGGAGGGCTACCACATTGAGCACGCTCGTTCTTGATACCGAGACAACTGGATTCATGAAGAAGAATCTCCCTTCGTACCACAAAACGCAACCGTGGATAGTGCAAATTGGTGCGCAGCTGTTCAACGAGGATCGGCGTGTCGTGGGCGAGGTCAACTTCATCCTTGACCCACGCAAGCACGAAGGCGGCCACATAGAAGGCAACGAGTCGGCCTGCGCCTTCCACATGATCACGACGCCAATGATCGACCGCTACGGCGTGCCGTACAAGGTCGGCCTCGCGGCCTTCAACAACCTGCTGACGCGGGCGGACACGATCGTCGCGCACAACATGCCATTCGACATTGCAATCCTGCGATCGGCGTACGAGAGATTCGGCGGACCTGTCGGAGCGCTATCTGTGCCGAAGAGCGAGTGCACGATTCAGCTGACGAAGGACATCCTGAAGCTGCCGGGGAAATACAAGGACTATAAGTGGCCCACGCTCATGGAAGCCTACAAGGCGCTGGTCGATCCTGCGGGCTTCGATGGCGCTCACGATGCAATGGTCGACGTTAGGGCTTGCGCTGCCGTTTATTGGGCTGTACAAGATGGCGGAAACATCATCCAATAGCAACGGGACGGAGTCCCAAAACAGGAGAGCTACACAATGACCTCACGCATCAAGAGAATGTCTACCGGTTCCGTTTCGCCTACATCTATCGAAGCAACCGGGCAAGACAAGCCGGGAACCACATCACTCGCACAAGCCTCGCGGGCTACACATACTCGGAAGACCCCGGCGCTGTTCCGGCTCTTCACCGAGAAGATGCCTCTGATCATCATCAAGCGCAACGTCGACCGCATACGCCTGAAGGACGGCAGCTATGGCGCGCCGATCCATCAAGGTATGCCACGGGCAATGGTCAAGGAGTTCGAGCGCAAGCGCGCACGGGCGGCGGCTGGTCGCTGGGCTAACTGATCATGCCATTCCTCGAGAAGGGAGGAGCGGCCTTGATGGCGAAGCAGGACCAGCTCCCGCTCACGGGCGGAGCCAACATCTCCAACGTCCCCGTTTACACGGCACCGGCGATCGGCGAGTTCAAGCTCGCCGGACGCGTGTCGCTGGACATCGAGACGCATGACCCTGACATCAAGTCGAGGATCGGCACCTTCGACCCTGCAGCGCGGATTCTGGGAGTCGGGCTGGCGCGCGATCACAACGACGCTACCTACTACGCCACGCACTCCACCTACGGCTCCGGCGAGCTCGTGGACGAGGGGCAGTTCCGGGCGTGGCTACAACAGGAAGCGGCGGCCTTCACCGGCGAGCTGGTCGGCGCGAACCTGCAATATGATCTCTCTATGCTCCGCTCTAAGTGGGGAGTGATATTCCCTCGGGCGTCAATCAGAGATGTGCAAATCGCCGAGCCACTGCTCGACGAGAATCAATACTCCTATTCCCTCGACAACATCCTCGCTCGCAATGGGTTCGAAGGAAAGCTCTCGAGCATCCTCGAGCCGCATGGCGGCATCAAGAACATGATCAACATCCCTCCGGCGATCGTCGCCGAGTATGCGATCAGGGACATCACCGCACCGATCGACCTGATCGACCATCAGCTCAAGCGTCTGGAGCGCGAGGGACTCATGGGAGTGTTCGAGACCGAGTCGAAGCTGATCCCGATCCTTGTCGACATGCACATGCGGGGCGTGCCGATCGACCTCGAGAAGGCGAACGAAGCCTATGACCGGATCGGCCGGGGGATCAAGGACACGCAGGAAGCTCTCGGCGGGATTGACGTCTGGTCGGCGGCGTCTGTTGCGACCCTGTTCGACTGGACGCCGAGCACACCATCAGGCACCCCGTCGATCACGAAGCCGTGGCTCAAGGCAGAGGCTAAGAACGGCAACGAGGCAGCGGCGAAGGTTCTCAATATCAGGACCATGGACAAGATACGCTCGACCTTCATCAAGTCCTATATCCTCGACAAGCACGTCAACGGCCGGATTCATTGCTCATTCCACCCGCTTCGCAGCGACGAAGGCGGCGCTGTATCCGGGCGGTTCTCCTCCTCTGGACCGAACCTACAGAACATCCCCTCTCGCGATCCCGTTTACGGGCCTCTGATGCGGAGCATGTTCCTACCCGAGCAGGGCTGCCTCTGGGGCTGCGCAGACTGGTCACAGATTGAGTATCGTCTCTTGATACACTTCGCGAACACGATCCCCGACATCGACGACTCGGCTCGGCGGGCTCGCGACAACTACATCAGCGACCCGAAGACTGACTTCCACGTCGCGGCTGCCGAGATCACCGGGCTGCCTCGAGGCGACGCCAAGGGGATCAACTTCGGTGTTCTCTATGGCATGGGCAAGGACACCATGGCGAAGAATCTCGGAAAGTCGCTCGACGAGTCCGAGAAGGTTCTCAAGAAGTTCCACAGTGCTATGCCTTACCTCAAAGAGACGTACCAGTTCGTCCTCGAGCGCGCGGACATGCGCGGCTACATCAAGACGATCTCTGGACGTCGGCGCAGGTTCAACGAGTACGAGGCGAAGGTCTGGAAGACTGGCGACAAGTTCCAAGGGACGAAGGAGGAGTGCATGGAGTGGGCAGACGACAGGCGAGGGGCCAAGGTCGGCCGTGCGGGCGTCCACGCGGCTCTGAACGCGCTCCTGCAGGGCTCTAACGCGGACCTGATGAAGGAGGCGATGGTGAAAATGCAGGACGACGGAGTCTTCGACGTGCTGAAGCCACACCTGATAGTTCACGACGAGCTCGACTCCAGTTTACCAAACAATCAAGAGGGGCTTGACGCGTTCGAGCACTCGGTTAAGATCATGGAACAGATCAGAACCCTGAACATTCCGGTTCTGGCATCGCACAAAACTGGCAGCAATTGGGACGAGGCAAAGTAATGACAGACGACATCGTACACCGTGCACTTGACGCGGCTGCATACAACACCGCAGTCGACCCGAGGAAGTTGCTGATCGAAGCAGCTAAAGAGATAAATTACTTGCGCCGAAGGACGCGGCACCTCGAGGAATTCATAAAGGGACAAGCGAACAACATGCTCAAGGCGGTGGATGATGTCTAAGTCCCTCACGACAAGGATGCGCGAGGCGATCATATACGACCGTCAACACTATGTGATGCACGACGCACCGGCGATGAAGCTCCTGCACGATGGCGCTGACGCTATCGACGCGCATGTGAAGCAGGTCGAGGCTCTCGCTCGCTTGCTTGCGGACCTGCAGGATGCAAACGACCGGCTGCGGACAAGGCTGGCGGACAATGTGGCCGCTCTCGATGGCACATGGCAACCCATCAACACCTGTCCCGCTGATCATGTACTTTTTCATGGCAGCACCCGGCACCAACGCGAAGTCGTGTTCTCTGGCTGGCGCGGCACCAATGGCAGCTATTATTCAGACAGCGGCGAGTTAGCCTACCCGACAGCATGGCAACCCCTACCGAAAGGACCGCAACAATGATCTGCAAGAGGTGCGGCTACGAAACTCTGAATCCAGTGTTCAAACCAGTTTACAGTGAGGCAGAGGCGGCGCTTAACTCGGAGCGAGTTCCGACCTGCGAGGTGATCTATAAGCGATGGGCTTGCGAGCAGTGCGGCCGGTATCACTTCCCTGACGGCGAGCTTTACACAAACCCCTACAGGAAGGACCCAATGAAAACACCTGCTGAGATGCTGATCAAAGCTGCACGCATACAGAAAACCGTCGATCATAGGCACGAGAACGCTGAAGTCTACAACAACATGGTCGTCCTCGCGCACCGAATGGCTCGTGAACTTGAATTGCAGGCAGATGAACTCTACCGTCTGAAGCGTTACGAGCAGCTGGTGATCTGGGCCATGGCCGAGAGCTGGCAAGGGCTCGACATCGACGGCGGGGAGCTGCAAGATCGCGCTCTACTGCTCGGCGTCGCCGAGGAGGTTCCCGGCGGCTATGATCCAGAAGTGCACGACGACTGCTGGGACACCGACCTTCAAAAAGGCGACCCGCTCTATAGGCTTGTGCCTTCGGCAAATTCGACAGAAGAATAAAGGAGCAAGCGATGACATGGACACCCGAATATTCTGGTGAAATCGAGCCTGTCTGGTGTTGGTGGGATCGTGACGAGCCAGAGGACGGTCTTGTGGGTTTCCACACCCGCGAAGAACGCGACAGATTTAGTGCCGGTGGCCCCGGACCATTTATGCGTCGGATTTCTAAGCACGGTAAAACTGTCGGTCAACTTGAAGATTGGCATGGAATGATTAAACGCTTGCGCAATGAATCAGAAACTAATGGAGCAAGTGATGGCTGACAGTAAATGGTGGCAACCAATTGACGAACTATTACCCGTCCACAAGCAGAGACGCAGGCGGGCTGATGCTGAATTGCACAAGGCCATTGACAGACTGGAAGCCGACAACGAGCGGCTGCGGGAGGCGTTGAAATACTATGCAGATCGACAGCATCCTTATTGCTGGGACAACCCTCAATTTGGTGACACAGCCCGCGCCGCGCTGGCCGAGAAAAGAGAAGGCGATGATTGACATCAAGGACAAGCTGGGACCGGACTGTTGCTGCGTGATTTGGATGGCTTTGGCGAACGCCAATGACCACATTAACGACCTTGTGGCCGACAACAAGCGGCTGCGTGAGGAACAAACAGAATTGCTCGAACGGGCAAGAAGCGAAGGTTCGCCATGAAGGCTCTCTTGTATGCTATACCGATCGCGCTCCTGTTGATCACGTCCGCCCACGCTGGTAAGAGCGATCTCCTGACGAAGGAGCAGATCGAGCGCGCAGACGCGAAGCTGCGCAAGGACGCGTTCTACGATCTGATGCTCAAGACAGTGCGGTATGTCGCCTGCAAGGGGCTCGGTGAATACGACGCGAAGCTGGGCGAGGTGATCGACGCTCTCGAGTACACGGCAGCGCCGGGAGTCGACCGGGCGAAGATAATCAGGATGATTGCGACACGGGCGCAGGTGATCTCGATCGAGAAACAGTCGAAGAGTGCCGGATGCTGGGACATAGACGAGGAATTATTCGGGAAGGTTATGCTATGAACTGGGACACGTATTTTCTCCTCATGGCCGAGATGGCGGCCATGCGATCGAAGGACCCTTCGACGAAAGTCGGCGCGGTTCTGGTTCTCGACAACCGAGTCCTGTCCATGGGCTACAATGGGTTCCCGGCAGGGTTCCCCGACACCTCGCACAATTGGCAGCGGCCTCTCAAGTATGAGTTCGTCGTCCACGCCGAGATGAACGCTCTGCTGATCGCCGCGAAGAACGGCGTCTCCACCGACGGCGCGACGCTCTACACGTCGTTCTACCCGTGCGACAATTGCTGCAAGCACATAGCGGCGGCCGGGATCAAGGAGGTGGTCTACAATTCAGCTCGGCCACAACGTGCCGATCACCACGAGCACGGCGGCCTTCTTCTGCATCACTGTCGCGTTGACGTCCGCGCGCAGGAGGTGACAACGAATCACATGCACGATGCGCTCGACCGCGTAGACATGCCAAAGGAGGAAGAAACCAAGTGAGACTCAACATGACTTGCGCGACCTGCGGTAACGACCTCGTGATCACCGAGAAGGAGGTCGCCGTGCTCGGCACCTGCCCGATCGTCGACGAGTGTAGTCCGAAGCTGATGACCTACGCTCTGGACGGCCAAGCCGAAAAAGACTACAACTTGTTCTCGATGCTGTTTCCGGGTAAGGGCGACCGGTATGCTGAATCCGACGCTTGGTGGACAGTGCACACCCGCGAAGCGTGTAAACGCCTCAACATCCCCTCGCGCATCGTCGTCGAGGGCAACCTACTGAAGGTCTGGATATATGCCGACGCTCCGAATCACGTTTCAATATAACAACGGCTCACCCCTCAACACCGTGCAAGTGGTCGAGCGGATTCCCTTCAAGACCAAGGAAGACGGCATCGCGTTCCTCGCATCGTATCGCGTCCTCATGGATCGCAAGAAGGTCAACAAGGACATCATCGACGCGGAGTGGGCGCTGGTCGGCATCGACAACACCGACGCGGAGATCATCAAGAACCCGCACGGCTATGAGGGCAAGCTCTCGAACGAGCTCCTGCGCTACACCGAGGAGCGCGGCGGATGATCAAGAAGCTGGCGCTGGCTGCCGACGCACGAAGAGAACGACAGGATCGGGAGCGGACCACGCTGGCCGAGGAGGTCGAGGCTCTGAAAAAAGCGGTCTGCGAGCTGCAAGCACTGTTCGAGGATGATGGCAAATGATACGGCGGTCGAAGCCGCCGAAGAAGCGGTCGATTGCAAAGTCGATCATCATGTCGAGAGAATATGTTTCGAAACCGTTCGCCGACAGGCGGGCAAAACTAAGGGAAGAACTCCATGAGCAAGAGCATCGAGATGCTGTTGAAGGACGCAGTGAAGGACGGGAAGATTGACGACGACGAGCTCAAGGCTCTGTCGGCCGAGCTCAAGAACATGCGCGAGGAGCTGCAGCTGAATCGAGAGATCGTCGGCAAGCTACTCAATAATCTGAACTCGGTCTCGACCAAGCTCGCGGCTCGGGTCGTCGAGAAGGTCGAAGCGATCAACGTGGCACGCACGGCGAACGCCGAGTTCTTCGAGGTCTCTATCGCTCCTGAGATGATCAGGCTCAAGCTACCGTTCGACCCGTGCGAACTCTGGGACACAGAGGTCATCGACATAATGTGCGACGCTCTCGCTGATCAGCTCACGACGCTGTTCCTGACGAAGGACAAGCGAGTGCACTACAACAAGATCGTCCATCAGGAGGGCGGCGACTCATGAACGACAACTCGAAGATCATCATCATATTCGGCGCGATCGCCATCGTGACTCTGTTATTGTTCGCAGCGGTCGACGTCTACAACGCACCGCAGGTCGGATTCTAAATGGGGAATTAACCATAACGAAATCAGCGATTGACAAGGAGGTCCGGGAACAACTATTCTCGGGCCTCAATCAATTCAAGGAAGAAAAACATGACGAACTTCATCCCCTCCGACATGCAGCAAGCGGTCTTCGACTTCGTCGAGGCTGGCACCGGTAACGGCATCCTGATCGCAGTCGCGGGCGCGGGCAAGACCACGACGATGGTCGAGGCTGCCAAGCGCTTCGACGGTCGCTCCTGCATCGTCGCCTACAACACCAAGATGGCCAAGGAGCTTAAAGAGAAGACGGTCGGACTCAAGCAGACCTTCTGCATGACGTTTCACTCGGCCGGTCTCACTGCTCTGCGTCGCGCATACGAAGGCACGTTCAACCTCGAGCTGGACGGCAAGAAGGTCCTCAAGATCATGGACGCGCTGGAGGTCAACGACCCGAGCCTCGGCGAGTACACGGCAGTAATTGCGAAGGTCGTGTCCATGGCCAAGCAGCGTGGCTTCTATATTGACGGCTGCACGCCGAACCCTACGCTGCAGGATTGGGAGGACATGGCGTATCACTACGACCTCCTCGACGCTCTGCCGGAGTCGGCCGACGTCGCTCGTATGCTCAAGGGCGCGGATTGGGTTCTGCGCAAGTCCTCGACCATGCTCGACGTGATCGACTTCGACGACATGGTCTACATGCCACTGCTCAAGCGCTGCAAGTTCTGGACATACGGCCTCGTGGTCATCGACGAAGCTCAAGACACCAACCCTACCCGGCGCGAGATGGCTGCCCGGATGATGTGGAGGGAGTCCCGCCTGATCGCAGTCGGCGATCCACATCAGGCAATTTTCGGCTTCACTGGCGCGGACAATGATTCGCTCGATCAGATCAAGGCTCGCTTCAAGTGCACCGAGATGATGCTCACCGATTCGTTCCGCTGCCCGAAGGCTGTTGTCGCTCAAGCCCGGAAGCTGGTCTCGCACATCACGTCGGTCCCCGGCGCTCCAGAAGGCACCTACAGGACCGTCGACCTCGCGACGGCCTACGCCGAAGCCGAACCGGGCGACGCGATCCTGTGCCGCTACAACAAGCCACTGGTCGAGATGTGCTTCGCATTGATACGCGAAGGCAAGGCAGCGAAGATCGAAGGGCGCAACATTGGCGAGGGCTTGGTGAAGCTGGCGACCCGCTGGAAGATCAAGACCATCGACGCTCTCGAGAACAAGCTGGAAGTCTACCTCGAGAAGGAAGTGAAGAAGGCTCTCGAGAAGGAGCAGGAAGATCGCGCTGATCGCATCACCGACCAAGTCGCCACCATCAAGGTCCTGATCGACCGTGTGCGCGAACAGAACGGTAACACCGTCGCTGATCTGCGCGCTCTGATCGAGGGCATGTTCGGCGATAACGTATCGAACCTGCAGGACACGATCACCCTGTGCTCGCAGCACAAGTCGAAGGGGCTGGAATGGGACACGGTCTACATCCTGCACCGCGACCAGTACAACCCCTCGCAGTTCGCTCGCCAAGACTGGCAGATGGCGCAGGAGGTCAACCTCGAGTATGTCGCGGTCACGCGCGCGAAATCCACCCTGATCGACATCGTGTAAGGAGTGAAGCAATGACTGAATTCGAGCAAACAATTCTCGAGCTATTGGCGGACCGAGGGACGCACGACAGACAGGCGCTATGCAACGACGGCGCTGCCACATGGCACGCCTACACCGAGCTCCGGCGCAACGGCTACGTCCACCCGAACGGCCAACCGACCGAGAAGGGCAACGCATACCTCGAGGGGCTTGACGCATGACGTGGCGCGCTCTGGTTCTTGAAGGCGGCAACTGTCAACCTGACATGGCGTGGCCTTACAACTACACCTGCAGCATCGCGCGGTTCGTGGCGATGATCGACGGCATGGACGAGAAGTACAAGCAGCTATGTGAGCTCCGGGAGTGCATCGACGAGTATGTCGTAAAGCCGTCGACCCGTAAGGTTTACCTTAAACTGTATTTTGACTTGCGGCTCGGGAAGATCATTCTATGCTGCAATCCAGAACCCGACCAAGACCTGCTGGTCGCGGAGTTCGCGACGAACCCGCACACCGACAGGTTCCCGGCTCACCTGATGGACTTCGTGTTCGAGGTCGCATCGCTACACAAGAAGGAAGGACGATTAGATGGCTCTGCAATACCTGAGAGATGACAAGCGCAAGAACGGGACAAGTGCTCGGTTCTATGTCTGCAAGGTTCCCGGCGATCAACGTGACCTGATCAGCGGCGCGGCGATCCCCATGGACGATTGCTTCATCATCCCCGAGAGCGACTGGTACATGACCGAGCGCAGGGTTCGGTTCATCAACACGGTCAAGGAAAGGCGGCTCGGCACGCTCACGACCGGCGGCTGGTGCGACATCCCCGAGGTGCTGACGTTCTTCAAGAAGATCAAGGAAGACGACCGCTCGATCATACTTGGCGATGACTACGTTCCACTGTCAGAGTTCGAGCGAATGGGCAACTTCGAAAAGGAGAACGAAGTCGAGTTCCGCAAGTCTAGCGAGGACGATCGAGTGATTCTCGTTAAGGCAGGTCCAAAAAATAGCCAAATGCTGTTCGACATTGCTGCGTCGCAATGGGTTCAGGCGAGCAAGTATCGTCACGGCAGGCCAAACGATGACGGCGTCCTTTATTGCGCGTACGGCGCAATGCAGCTGCAGTGGCACTCGCGGCCGAACATCCCGTCGGGCTGCATCGACGGTATAAAGTGGCTGCTTGATAGCGGCAGGGTTACCCGGAAGGTCGAAGACCTTGCCTTGAACCGGCAGATCGACAAGGAGTTCGCCGAGGTGGTTTCGAAGAAGAAGACCAACCCGAAGGACGCGGTCGGGACCGGCAAGTGGAGGCAGTTCTCTGTCCTCCCCATGACGGTTATATGGGAGCTCGCTGTTGCGCTACTGGAAGGCGCGCGCAAGTACGGGCGGCACAACTACCGCGACGCTGGCGTTCGGGCCTCTGTGTACGTCGACGCGGCCGTAGGTCACATCGGGCAGTTCTGGGAGGGCGAGGACATCGACGCCGACAGCGGCCTATCGCACATCACCAAGGCGATCGCATCGCTTGTAGTCATGCGTGACAGCATGATCAGGGGCAATTGGGTCGACGATCGACCTCCTGCGATCGACATGGACGCGCTGCGCACCGATCTGCAGGCTGCCGTCGACGGGATTATGGAGCGCATCCCTGACGCCGTTCCGCCACATACGGAGAAGCCTGATGTCTGAATATGCCTTGAACGCCGTGTCGACCCTCGTGTCCGACCAGATCAAGAAGCAGCTGCACGTTTCGGCCTACCTTGACGAGAGCGACGAGGAAGTGATCGAGATAATGGTCCCGCAGACCATAATCCGGCAGCGTTTACACGATATGGAGCCCGAGCACCGCGACGCGATCATCGCTGGGCTCAAAACGAGGAAGTGGCTATGACACCGCTCGAGAAGGTTTACATGATGGAGCTCGAGGCGTCTGTCGAGGCTCTGCAGGCAGAGGTCGACAAGGTGATGATCGCCATGTCGGTCGCCGTCACGGGCAACTACCCACGGGAGTCCACGGAAGGCACCATGAACAAGGCTCTCGAGCTCTGTGAGCACGGCAAGCGCTTCGAGGACGACTGCATCGACTGTATGAAGCAGCACCTCGAGGAAATAATTCGGTAAGGCATCCCGCCAAGCCACAACCAAGGAGAAGACAATGTACGTCAACCTAACCCTGCTGACCGGGCCTCACAAGATGGAGTTCGGCGAGGTATTGATCGGCGAGGAGATGGCCCTAGCGGACGCTCTGGCTGGTATCGAGAGCGGCGACATCCGCCACCTGTCCTGCAAGTCTGGTGCGGAGTGCATGCTCGGCAAGGGCGTCGTCTACACTGCGGTCATCGCCACACCCGCCAAGGAGCCCGTTCCGTATGAAGGCGGCGAAATCGGGGAGGCGCGCAAATGAAGTTCGTCCTGATCGTAGCTGCCATCATGGGCGGCGACTATGAGGTGAAGCACGCGTTCGATCGTGTGCTTGCCTGCAACAACGCGGCGCTGGAGGCAATCAACACGTACGCCGAAGCGGGCTGCGTATTGGCGGACGGCAAGCCAGAGGCTCGGCGTTCCGGCGACATCAAGTACGTCTACGGTCACGGCGTTCGTGTGCTGCCGGACATCAGGATCGAGGTGGTCAAATGACCGGCGCTGTTCTGGTGATCCAGACCGTGATCCTTTTCTGGGCGCTCTGGAAGGTCGGCAAGCTGAAGCAGCAAATCAAGCATTTGGAGAATGTCGCGTGGATACAGTTCAAGGTGAACGTAGTGCATCGAACGGCTATCGAACGGCTGCGCAAAGACGCCGAGCCCGCGATGGTTCTCCGGTGGCACGACAAGGAGATCGAGACAACTTATCTCGGATCGTGCGGGAGCTCAAAGAGCTGATCCCCGGCCTGCGCCTCTACGGCACGACCCTCAAGCGAGGATCGTGTCGCATAGAGCTCGAGCCGATCGTCTACGGCGTGGGTCCATATAGCGGGAGGAGCGGCCTCTGGATGGCTCGGATCGGAAGGGTCCGGGCTTGGCAGAACGCATCGAAGGCAAGTGTAGTCAAAGAATTCACCAAGCAACAGGAGAGTAATAATCATGACTGTAGAGACTAATTCGAAGAGGAACTTCCTCGAAAAAGTGCGGGGGCGCTGGCCAACTACGGACGCCACCCTGCGATCGGAGAGGCGCGAGATCATCGTCAAGGAGCGCGGCGGTTACAATCAGTTCGTCTTCACGGAGTATATGTTCGACGACCCGAACATCCGGGCGGCGCTCGACAATGTCGTCCGTAAGTGGGACACCTCCACGGTCGAGTCCGTGTTCGCTCATTTGTGCGGGACCGGCATCGAGAGGCTCAATAACTACGTGATCGTCGGCAGTGTCAGGATCAACGCAAGGCTCGGCATCGAACGCGTACAGGAGCTCATATCGCTCGCGACGAGTGGAGACATCCGTGGCAACTGAGTCCGGCGCATGGAAGACCCTTCGAGCGCATCTCGAGGGGCATGTTCAACGGTTCGAGGACCAGTTCTCGGCCGGAATACCAGATTCGAACCTCTGCTCCGAAGGGATGGAGTGCTGGCTGGAGGGCAAGAGGCTCAAGGAGTACCCGAAGCGCGGGAGTTCGAAGGTCCGGGTCGGCATACGACGGGAGCAAAATGTCTGGGCCTCGCAACGGCACCGGGCGGGCGGCCTCGTGATCGTCTGGGCTCGGGTCCCTGACGGCTGGGCGCTGTTCTCGGGCCATGACGAGATCGACGAAGCCTACCATGGAATACCTCTTGCCATATGGCAGGATAAGGTCGAAATATTGCCAAGTGCCAGAGAGTGCGCGGCGACAATCAGGCTCCTGATGGAGGGGCATTACGGAAGGATCGAAGGTGTTACATAGACTTTCAGACGACGACATGGCGACGCTCACAGAGATGGAGCGAAGTGGTCGGGAGACGGCTCTCGGTATGGTGAAAGCTCTCGGAGGAGAGGATCATCATGTCGGCATGGTCTCGGCGACGTTCTTGGCGATCGCGATCGCGATGGTCGAGGCATGTACTGATGACGAAGACGCGATTGACGCGTGGATCAACAACCACAGGAGGACTTGATATGGTCAAAGAAACTACAATGGAAGCACCGAGCGATGTCAACTCGATGACACTGCAGATCGTGTCGCAGGCGACGAGCTTCGCGGACTTCCTCGAGGCGAACGGGAGGGACAAGAGGGAGATCGCGGACACTGTTCTGATCGCCACGATGTCGGCGGCCTTGTTCTATGTGAGGCGGTTCCAAGTACCGCAGGAGATGGTGTCCGAACTATCGAAAGCGTGCGGTCAGAGCGTGAACGACGACGAGTGGTTCAACGGTCTGGAGGAGGCAAGGCTCAATGTTCTGGCTCAAATGAAGGGCGATCGGGCGAAGTGAAATGGGCAGGGCGGAATCCGGTGTTGTTTCCGGGTTTCTCGAAATGATACAGTGTTCCGCCTTTGTTCTACAGTTCGCTTCATAACGTGTGCGCGCAGGATTTTTTATTTTTTTACTTTTTTACGCAGGCGTGAATATTAAGGGACCTCGACGCAAGGTAAGGTTTTTCTGGACGGTGGCGGCGCGTATGAATCATCCTGTTGCGCTTGGCGGCGTGTCATGTAATAACATTACATCATGGAAACATCTGGAGGATGTGATGGCAAATAATGATGATGGCGATCGGGTCGACAATATGCGCGCCACGCGGCGCACGGCCGTCGTCCGGGGAATTCCCGAGCGCGGTTCTGACGTCTGGATCGACACCGACGAGGACGCGGATGATGATCTCGGGCTCGACGTCGAGGTGTTTGACGCCTCGATTCACGAAGCCGAGCTCGATCGGGTCGATATTCCGCGCAAGGATCAACGCTTGGCGGACCGAGGATACGATCTCAAGACCCAATTGACCCGGCACGACGCCGCGAAGAGGGCGATCGAGCGGACCGTGGCGCGTAAGTTCCCCGGCAATCCTCTCGGAAAGCACTTCGATCCCCTTTTGTTCCTATCTCTGGTCGCTGCATCGCCGCGCGTGAACATGGAGCTGCGTGTAAACGCCGCCAAGACGGTCATCCAGTACACGCAACCGAAGCCACCGCAGGAGCTCCACACCAAGATCGAGGACGAGACGCCTCTGGTTGACAAGGAAGCGATTCAGGCTAAGCTCGACCTGATCCTACGGAGGGCGGACGACGATGAAGGAAGCGCGGACTAGGATCGCCACAGTGCGGTACAAGAACGGATTCACTGTGCACCGGTTCAACCCGGAGAGCATGGAGCCGCGCGGGCAGCCGAGAATCGACCACATTCGGGCGTTCCTCGACGACATGGAGCGCACGCTCGAGTCGGGCGACGAGAACGTCCACGCCGCATACGTGGTCCTCGTAACCGAGCAAGGTGTTATGCCATACCTCTCCACCGACGGGGAATTCCCGGCCTCGATGCTGCCTGCAGTGGTCGACGTGGCTCTGAAGAAGCTCAACGACATCCTCCTGAACGGCCACCTTGACACCGACATCGACGAGGACGAGGACTATGACTGAAACACTCGAACGAAGCAGGCTGCAAGAGCTACTGGACAGCGGGCAAGCGGAGGAGTTCTTCGCTACCCTTGACCCGTTCGAGCTTCAAGAGCTCCTGCACGACTGGACGTTCCTGTCGCGGCCATCTCAACAACTACCCGAAGGCGAGCACTGGTCGACTTGGCTATACCTCGGCGGCCGAGGCACCGGCAAGACCCGCACGGGAGCCGAGCTCGTTCGCCAAATGATCGCGAAGGGCTACGACAGGCTCGGTCTCATAGCACCAACGGCCGGAGATGCTCGGGACGTGATGGTGGAAGGCGAATCCGGCGTCCTTGCAGTGTGCCAGAAATGGGATCGGGATCATCTCGGTCGGATGCTCGGCGTTCCGACGTACGAGCCCTCGAAGCGGCGGCTCACATGGCAGACAGGGCAGATCGCAACCCTCTATTCGGCCGACGAGCCCGAGCGGCTACGTGGTCCGCAGCACCAATTCATCTGGGCAGACGAGATCGCAGCATGGAAATACCCGGAAACGTGGGACTTGGCAGCGTTCGGCCTACGCCTCGGTCGGCGGCCGTTCTCGTTCGCTACCACGACACCGAAGCCGAAGAAGTTCATCGTCGACCTGATGGAAGACCCCACGACGCACATGACGACGAGCTCGACATACGCCAATCGCTCCAACTTGGCGCAATCGTTCTTCGACAACATCATCAAGAAATACGAAGGGACCCGGCTCGGACAGCAGGAGCTCCTCGGGATGATGCTCAAGCAGGCGGAGGGCGCGCTCTGGAACAGGGAGCTCCTCGATGTGACCCGGAAGCACCCCGGAGAAGGCGAGCACTTCACCCGGATCGTGGTCGGCGTCGATCCTGCCATCACTGCCAACAAGGGATCGAGCAACGAGTGCGGCATAATCGTCGCAGGTATCACGAATCTGGGCCATGGCTACGTTCTGGCAGACTATTCGGGCGTCTATTCCCCGGCCGAGTGGTCGAGCAAGGCGATCCACGCGTACACCACATGGAAAGCCGATCGGATCGTCGCGGAAGGAAACCAAGGCGGCGAGATGGTCCGGCACACCCTCCACACCAACGATCGCAACGTGCCAGTGACCATCGTGCACGCATCGAGGGGGAAATACGCTCGGGCAGAGCCGGTCGCAGCACTGTTTGAGCAAAGCCGAGCGCACATCGCAGGCTCACTGCCTACGCTCGAGGATCAACTCTGTGCATGGGAACCCCTCTCGGGCGATGGATCGCCGGACAGGCTCGACGCAATGGTCTGGGCATTGACGCATTGCATGATCGGAGATGCTGGTGTAAGATCGCACACCATCGAAAATGCTTACTAGGAGCTCACCATGAACGAAATCGCACTAATTGCACTCGGATTCGGCATCGGCTGGATATTCTTCAAGCGTCCGGCATGGTCCGACAAGCCAATCGAGAGCGTCAAGACATGGATCGCGGACGTATGGGCTCGGCGCTGATGATGACCGTTCTCAACATCATGGCCCTCACGATCATCGCTTTCATGGCCGTGGCCGTGGCGGCCTTCGTGGCGGCCTTCGTGCTGTACATGCTAGAGCGCCGCCGATTCAGAAAAGGACGCTACAGCAATGATTGAGCCAATAATCGCAGCCCTCGCAGTCATATTCGCAACGCTCTCTGGCGCTGTGATCTTCAGCTGCGTTTACACGGCGCTGGTCTCGATGATCGCAGTCTTCACACCGTCGAAGGACTAGCCTGATGTCATACTCCCCGCTCGATTTCATGGAAAAGTACCCTGAGAGCTGGCGCTATCGCGTCTCGGCTGGCGAGATCAGCGGCGTGCAAGTCGTCCGCAAGTTCGGCGCGAACCCTGCCGTCTCCACCACAGAGGAAGACCTCTGGAACCAAGGCGGCGAGGAGACCCTCCTGACAACGGCGGCTACCATGTACGCGTCCGCCGGTGGCGCAGCGACGCAAGTCCTGATCGTTCAAGGGCTCGGACCTGACTGGAAGGCGCAGACCGGCTTCGTTACCCTCAACGGCACCGCGCAGGCAGAGATCAAGGACGCAGCGGGCGGAGCGCAGACATGGCTCCGCATCAACCGCTCGTATCAGGTCTCGGCGTCTCCCGATCCCGGCTCGGACGTCTACATCGCAGAGAGCGACACCCTGACGACCGGCGTCCCTGACACGGCAACCAAGATTCACGCGAAGATCGACTTCACCAACGCAGCGCAGCAAACCGAGAAGGCGCTCTACACCGTGCCGTCTGGCAAGGTCGCATACATCAACAACTATGAGGCGTACATGGGCGCGGCGACGACCGGGTCGGCACGAACGGCGGCCGTATTCATCGAAATCGCCGAGCTTGCACAGGGCGCAACGGTCGGCAACCCCTCATGGGCTCCCCGTCGGCGCATCATCGAAGGCACTGTGAGCACCGGCGCACCGCAACTGAGCCACGACGCCACGGCCTTCATCGACCGGCTCACCGAGCTGACGAACATACATCTCCGGGCGACGGCTACAGCTGCCTCGAGCCTCGCGGGACACTTCGAGATGGTCGTCGTCGACGAATAATTAACCACATGCGCAGGCATTGATTGCAATCTCCTCCCGGCCGTGGTTACGATCGGGGCATCAAATCAATCAAGGAGACCGACAATGTCAAACACCGAACGCAAGCAGATCACCACCGCAGTCCTCGTAGTGGCTCGGAAATACGGCTTCAACGCTCTCAAGGTATGCGAGCAGGTCAAAGCAGGCCACGGCGTCGCCTACAACCTGTTCCTGAAGCAGATCGCCACGTCCGCCGCGTAACGTAAACAACCACAGGAAGGAACAACGCTCCAGCGCTCACGCTCTGGGGCGTTTTTACTTATCGACCCGGAGACCTGCCTCTGGTAAGGTCCGGGAGATTCAACCCTTCCGGTACAAGGACTCCCCTGTGATGGTACTCGCACTCCGCCTGATCATGCTCGCACTGATTCAGCTGGTGTTCGTCGGAGCTCTGGCACTGTTCCTGATGGCATGGGCGGCATCGAACGCTCTGACGCATAGCACTGGACCGCACCAGTGGCTCCAGACCATGACGCACCCGAAGAACTCGATCGACTGTTGCGAGCCGGATGGCGACTGCAAGCGTGTCAAGGTCGACCCTGTCCTCGATGGCGAGCACTGGATCGTCGTGTACGGCGATCGCACGTACAGATGGCCGGTCGACGACACCACCATGGGGATCGACGAGCATTGGTGGATATGCCTGACGAAGGCGCACCCCGACGGACCCCGGCTGGCGATGATGCGACCCCGCTGCCTGATCACCCCGGCGATCGGATAGTAACGTATATGTCACTCATGGCCATTTGTTAACCATGGACGAACGGGACTGTTTACACGGTCCCGTTTTTCGCTATGGTGGACAGATCGAAACACAGAAAAGGAAAACGACCATGACCATGATCCACAATTCAGCAGCCTACGAAAACGGCAAAGAGCGCAACATCCGCAACAACGCACGCAAGGGTCGCGCTGCACGCTGGCACGAAGCCTATGGCGAGCAAGCCAAGCTGATCGAAGCCTTCCTGCACGGCTACGGCGAGTTCGAAGACTCCAAGGTCATCGAAGACGGCCAGTGGGTCGCAAGCAACCCGCACCCTACCCGCAAGGCTGCGTTCAACGGCTTCCTGTTCAACGCCATGGTCGAAGCTCTCCACGAGTGGGGCGGCCTGACCGAGAAGCAGACTGCAGCAACCCTGAAGATGATCTCGGACGCCGACGCACGCGTCAAGGAGTGGGCAGCACGCGACGCAGCTCGCGCAGCGACGAGCAAGTGGATCGGCGAGATCAAGGTTCGCCGCGACTTCACCCTGACCCTGAACAAGCTCCTCGACTTCGACAGCCAGTTCGGCGTCTGCTACATCCACCTGATGACCGACACCGAAACAGGTGCCGACGTGGTGTACAAGGGCTCCAAGGTTCTGGGCGAAGAAGGCGAGACCTTCACAGTCAAGGCTACCGTCAAGGAGCACGGCGAGCGCAACGGCGTCAAGCAGACCATCATCTCACGGCCTGCATGACACTGGACATTCAAGCCGAGCCGGGATACTCTCCCGGTTCGGAGGTCCAGTTCAATGACGAACATTGTCTTCACGTATGATCAAGCTCACGGGTCCGTCGCTATCGGCGGGCGCGTTCGATTCTATGCTCGGCCGTGGGCGTTCGGCTATCGGATCGAGTTCCTTGACGGCAGTCAGATGAAGCGTGTCTTCATGACGGTCGCGGACGCGGTCAACTGGTTCTTCCGCCCTGTTTACTTTGCCTTCCATGGCGACGGCTGGGGCAAGGCGTCCACGATGAACGGCGCAGTGAACGAAGCCATAAATACGATGACCAAGCTCGAAAAAGAAGCACCTCAAACCAACTTCGCCGTTTTCAGGACAATCAACGGGTCGTACGTGGACGATAACGGACGCCTAGTGCTAGAAGGAGACCATGATGAACCATTTGCGACAACGCGCCGGGAACCCTAACGACGAGCAGCAGGCTCGGTACGATCTCTTGACCGAGATGATGGCCAAGATCAAGCCAGCGTTCCGGGAGAGCAGTCCTCTCGCGTTTACGCTGATGGCCTTCACGATGAATCAGGCTGCGGAGTGCGTCAATCGCAAGAACCTGAAGCTGGCAGACATCAAGATCGGTCAGGTGCGAAAATGGATGGAGCTGATTCCATGAGATATGAGTTCTACCCTCTGAAGGTCACGAAGAACGAGCTGAAACCCTTCTCCAAGGGAACCGGAAAGTTCGGCGAGTATCCGGTTCACAGAACGAGCGGCTATGCAACCCCGGAGCTCGCTGCAGAGGCGACGAAGGATCACGACGACGTGATAATCGGGCAGCTGACCCGCGTCGAGCATGGCTCCGGCGGTCGGATGCGGTATTTTTACACCACATCGGCAGGTCAGGAGCTCGAGGGATGAAGTGGACGAACATCATCGTCCTGTCGGGATGGTTCCTGTCGATCGTGACGTGCATGTCGGTTCTGATCGTGGCGCTCGGCACACTGGCCAAGACCGGCCACGTCCCCGAGCAGCTGTTCGGCTGGGCGAATCTGGTGCTCGGCTTCCTCCTCTCCAAGGTTTACGATCTGGTGAATAACTATGTCGACATCACGGTTAAATCGAACGGCGCGAGCAAAGCTACAGGCGAGGATTCGCGATGAATTCTCCGTCGATATGGCGGCGGCAGCAATAATTCTGGACGCGAGGCTCTCTGGGCGCTATTCTGTGCCGGAAATCAAGAAGCTGATCGACAGCTGCAGACGGGCAGAGAGACTCGGTCCCCTGTTCAACAATTAGGAGCCCGTAATGGCTACGATCACGAGCACGACCCTGACAGACACGTCCTACGGAACCCGCTTGTCGCAGTGGATCAAGATTCGCGAGGCGATCGAGGGCGAGGACGCCGTCAAGCAACAGGGCGAGCTCTACCTGCCGAAGCCTTCCGGGCTCACGCCGAAGCAATACGAAGCCTATAAGACCCGCTCGTACTTCTTCCCGGCTACCGAGCGCACGCTGCGCGGCATGGTCGGCCTTGCCATGCGCAACGACCCGATCATCAACGTGCCAGACAAGCTCGAGCCAATGATCGCCGCAACGACGTCCGACGCGACCCCGATCAACGTGATGATCGACGAGGTCATCCGCGAGGTTCTGTCGCTCGGGCGCTACGGTATGCTCCTCGACTTCCCTGAATTCGCAACAGTCGCCGACGTTCCATACATCACGACCTACATGGCGGAGGACATTGTAAATTGGGAGCAGGAGATCGTCGCCGGACGCAAGGCTCTGACGATGGTCTTCCTCAAGGACGAAGTAGAGGTCGACGAAACAACGGGCGACGAGACGACCTGCTACATCGAGTGC